TCGCACAGATAGGTTCAAGTGGATATTTCGCAAAGATAGGTTCAAGTGGATATTCCGCAAAGATAGGTTCAAGTGGAGATTCCGCAAAGATAGGTTCAAGTGGAGATTCCGCACAGATAACATCTGAGGGCAAAAATTCAGTTGTTATGGCAGCAGGTTGTAATTCAATAGCAAAGGCAAAAATCGGTAGTTGGATAACGTTAGTTGAATGGATTAGAACTGATAAAACAGATGATAGTGGTAATTATATATGGATTCCTAAATGCGTCAAGACCGAATATGTTGACGGAGAGCGAATCAAAGAAGACACATTCTATAAATTAGTAGATGGCGAATTTAAAGAAGTAGAAAGCGAGGAATAATTATGGCAGAGAATACACAGTTAGTTGAATATGAATCAAATGGAGAAATGGTAAAAATTTCTCCAACAATGATAAGAAGATACCTTGTAAATGGCGGCGGTAATGTATCTGACGGAGAAGTAATGATGTTTATGTCATTATGCAGATACCAGCACTTAAATCCGTTTTTGAGAGAAGCATACCTTATTAAGTATGGAAGTAACGACCCAGCCACAATAGTTACCGGAAAAGATGTTTTCACAAAGAGAGCCAATGCAGACCCACGATATAAGGGAAAGAAAGCAGGAATCGTTGTAATTAAAAAGGACGGAACAGTTGAAGAACGAGAGGGAACAATGGTTTTACCTAACGAAACTATCGTAGGTGGCTGGGCAAAAATTTTTATTGACGGAAAAGAGGACGAGTATCAGTCAGTAGGCTTTGATGAGTATGCAGGAAGAAAAAAAGACGGCTCGCTCAATAGCCAATGGGCGAAAAAACCGGCTACAATGATTAGAAAAGTAGCTGTTGTACAGGCTTTGAGAGAAGCTTTCCCGGACAGACTTCAAGGGTTATATGCGCAGGAAGAATTTCAGAATATATCAGATGTGAAACTTGATACAGAAAAGGTTGTTGCTGATGAGATTAAAGAAAACGCAAATAGCGTTGATTTTGACGAATCAGACATTATCGACAGTACAGCTACAGAAGTAACCGAAGAACAGACAGAAGATAGCACATTACCACCATTTATGCAGGCAGAATAGGAGATTGAGTATGAGAGTAATTTCACAGGACGGAACAACGGATGTTCCATACGAAAATGTAGTCTTGTATCAAGATGAAAAAGAAATAATGTGTATATTTAGCGGAATATATATCGGAAGAAAATTGGCACAATATTCCACCGAAGCAAAGGCAATTAAGGCTATGGAAATGTTAAGAGAAACGTATATTGGTATGCCTATCGTAATGCAGAATGTTGATATTTCAGAAGATGTGGCAAAGGAATTTGGAAGATTACAGAAATGTGGCATTATGGTGCAAACAGAAAATCAGCCGTCAAAAGTAGATTTTATTAACAATGCTGTTTTTCAGTTCCCACAGGATGATGAAATCGAGGTGTGAATATGGCAAAACACACAATGCAGGAATTATACCAATGGCAAGCATTACCGCTGAATATCAAGGTTTTAATGACAGCGGAGAGAATAAGAAACTGGGTAAATGAATTTGGCGAAGATGGCGTGTATCTGTCATTTAGCGGTGGCAAAGACAGCACAGTTTTAGGACACATAATCAGAGAAGTTTGTGGATATAAAAATATCCCTTTTGTATTCGTAGATGTTCCGACACAATATCCAGAATTAAAGGAGTTTGCCAAGGCTTTTGATAATCTTGTGATTTTAAAACCCAAGATTTCGTTCGCAGAAGTTTGCGAAAAGTATGGATTTCCGATGATTAGCAAGGAAGTGTCAAATTGCGTTAGTGGCGCAAGAAAATATGTTAAATACCTTGACAGTCAAAAATCTAATAACACAATCTTAACAGACAGACAGACAGACAGACAGACAGTTCCGTATGCTTGCTATATGGCAGATCTGCTAGGAATAGACAGGAGAATAAACAAGCAGAACGAACAGTACAAAAGTTTACAGATGGGAGTCATCCCTAGAGGTTCAGAACTCAGGTTACGCAGACTGAACGGAGAGCTGACAGATAGTAAAGGCAATTATAGTCGGTTTAATCAAGAAAAATATAAATTCTTTCTTGAAGCACCATTTGAAATAAGTGATTTATGCTGTGACATTATGAAGAAAAAGCCAGCGCACGAATATGAAAAGGAAACAGGCAGAAAACCTATTATTGCAACTATGGCAACCGAAAGCGTTATGCGTACACAAAAATGGTTACAGGATGGATGTAATGCTTTTAATGTTACAAGACCACATAGCAACCCTATGAGTTTTTGGACGGAACAGGATGTGTTGCTTTATATCAAAGAAAATGCAGATAGAATGTGCAAAGAAAGGATAAATGAAAGCAAAACAGTGATGTTTTATGGAGATAGAATTGTATCAAGGAAAACAGGTGCAACTATCGAAAACAAAGAGTATTGCTTGCCTATATGTTCTGTCTACGGAGATGTAGTCACAGATGATGAAGAAAGCGGTCAGACAACACTTGCAGATTTTATGGATTTGGAAGAATTTGACCTTGGCAGACCTATTTTACATACAACAGGTTGCAAAAGAACAGGTTGCGTTCTATGTGGTTTTGGTTGCCACTTGGAAAAAGAACCGAACAGATTCCAAATGCTGAAAGAAACACACCCTAAATTCCACAATCTGCTTTACATCTTGAAAAACAATGGCGTGACATACGCAGAAGCTATTGATTGGGTGAATGAACACGGAAATATGAATATTAAGTATTAAAGGAAGTAATTTTATGAAGTTAAAATGTTTAGGCTCATCATCAGCCGGAAATTGCTATCTGCTAACTTCCAACAGTGGAGAAACACTTATCCTTGATTGTGGAATACCGATTAAGGAAATTAAAAAAGGCTTGAATTGGAACATTAAAGGCATTGTGGGTGTGTTATGCACCCATAAGCACCTTGACCACAGCAAGTCAGTAGAAGATTTTGAAGATATGGGTATACCGATTTATGCACTATATATACAATACGCACAACACGAGGGCATACATCGTTATCACACGATACCATTTAGCGGTTTTAAAGTTAAGGCATTTGACCTAACAACAATAGATGGAAGCTGGACACACACAGACGCAAACGGCGAACCTTGCCCGATATATGGCTTTCTGATTACTCACAAGGAAATGGGGAGAATGCTTTACATAACCGATTGTGAACTAATCAAGTGGAAGTTTAAAGACATAAACCACATTCTCTTAGGTGCGAATTATGACAAGGATTTAATCGACAGAGACAACACAGGCAAAGCTAACCACGTTTTCAGAGGTCACTTATCCATTGACACAGCTTGCGATTTTGTTAAAGCGAATTATTCAGATAACTTGCAGAACGTCATAATGTGCCATCTATCGGCAGAAAATTCTGATAGAGATAGTTTTATCGAGAAGATGAAAAAAGTTGTTTGTGGGGCAAATGTGGATGTTGCGGTAGCAGGGAAAAGTTGGGATTTGAAAAATCCTAATGAGTGCCCTTTTTAGAAAGGAGATTATGCGTCAAGAGTTTCTTTTGGACAGATTGGAGGTATGAATGAGAAACTTTTATAGCGGTATCAGTAATGATAAAACACAATTTTTGATAAATATGAATTGGTATAAGGATAATGATGTAGAGACTTGTTTTAACCATAGTAAAATTTTTCATGGATTGCCTAAAAAATGCCGTATTGAAAAAAATGATTTTGAATTAGTATATTTAAAATTTGAATGGATTGGTAATACATATTACCCGCAAGAAAGCGATAAAAGTGAGGGACAGCCAATTAGGGTATATAAAATCAAGATGTAAATAATAAATTCTGAAAAGGAAAAATATCCTAATGCAGAACAGAAATACAGATTTGAGTTAGTAGAAAGTGAGGAAAAGTAATGAATCGTGTAATTTTATGTGGGAGACTAACTAGAGAGCCAGAGATTAGATATTCACAGACAGGAAACGGAAGTATGGCAGTAGCAAGATATACATTAGCCGTTGACAGAACTTTTAAGAAAGAGGGTGAACAGGCAGCAGACTTTATTAACTGTATCGCATTTGGCAAGAATGGAGAGTTTGCAGAGAAATATTTACACCAGGGAACTAAGATAATTGTTGAGGGCAGATGGCAGACAGGCAATTATACTAACAAGGACGGACAGAAAGTCTACACTAATGATTGTGTTGTTGAAAGACACGAATTTTGTGAAAGTCGTGCTAATCAGCAGAATAATAATAGCAATGGAATTATGGGCGGTAATGCTAGTTCAGACAGCTTTATGTCAATTCCAGATGGTGTAGCTGATGAGGGATTACCATTTAATTAAAGAGGTGTGAGTATGACAGAGAATGAAGCAGTAGAAGCAATGCAGTTTGATTTAAAAATAGGCGGCGAAATACATTCTCAGGTATTGCGCGATGCTGTTGATGTTGCTATACAGGCACTTGAAAAGCAGATACCGAAGAGACCTATATTTAACCATAACCTTAGTGATACTCTTTCTTTATTCCATTGTGAATGTGGAAACGCAATTAAAGTTAGTCACGATATAGAAATAATGGATAACAACAATGCGCCAAATTACTGTAGTAAGTGCGGTTGTAGGCTAGATTGGAGCGATGAAGAATGAGACTGATTGATGCGGATAACTTAAATTTTCAGGAGCAGCACTATAACAAAAGCCAGATGAAAGCGATTCTTGATTTTGTTGATAATCAGCCGACAGTTTATGACATTGATAGAGTTGCGGAGCAGTTGAAAACAGACTCTTCTGTAAGATTGTACGGAAGCGGCAACAGCAATAATTATCTTATTCCTCTTGAAAAGGCAATAGAGATAGTAAAGGCAGGAGACAATATATGAGATTGATTGATGCAGATAAACTGATTGAGGATATTCACAAAAGAAATTATATCGATAAGGCTTTATCTGAAATACTTGAAACTATCATTAATGAACAACCAACGGTTTTTAGTATGGGAGCTAAACCTATTGATAATTTTGTAAATCCTTTTGAAGTAAAGGCAGGTGGTAACGCTTGAATTATCAAAACATAGCAAGAGCCAAGGCAATTGAACAGGAAAACAAAAAGCGACTATTGAAGTTGAATCCAAAACTGAATGATAAAAGCGGAATATACTTCTTGCTCCGAGAAGATGAAAACGGATTTAAGTACGCTTATATCGGACAGGCGGTACATACACTTAGCAGATTGGCAAGCCACCTTGTAGGTTATGAACAGCACATAGACCTTAGCTTACGCAAACATAAGCTGTACGACAAAGAGAAAAATCCTTATGGTTGGCGAGTTGAATTTCTGAATTTCCCCGAAAGTCAGCTTGACGAAAAGGAGAAGTATTACATCAAGCTATATGCTGATAAAGGCTATCAGCTTAGAAATGTCAGTTTAGGCGGTCAAGGAGAGAATCGTGCTAGTGGTTCAATAGGCGAGAGAAAAGCACCTAAAGGCTATATGCAGGGCATACAGCAAGGTAAAAAGGCGTTAGCAAGGGAATTATCCTCTATAGCAGAAAAGCACCTTAAAATCGAGTTGAGAGAAGACAAGGCTAATAATAAGGTGTCACAGAAACAGTATGAGAAATTTATGGATTTATTGAAAGTGGGTGATTAAGAGTGAGCGGTGGAAGTTGGAACTATTTATACTCAAAAGAAATTGACGACCTCATGCAGTACAGCAACATTGAATTATTGGAAGAAATGTCTGATTATCTCAATCAAAACGGATACGAAGATGTGGCAAAAGATACAAGGCGGTTAGTTGAATATATCAAATCAGCTAAAATAAGAGTGGAAACGCTCTTTGAAATGTTAAGTCCTGTTTTTAAAGCTGTTGAATGGTGCTGTAGTGGGGATTGGTGCAAAGATAGAGTTGGCAAGGCAATAGAAGAATATAGGAATGGAAAAGGTGATTCAGAGTGAGTAAAGCATACAGATGTGATGTTTGTGGCAAATTTTGTAGCGATTGTTATGAAATAAATGGCTTTGATATTTACACTGATGATTACGCAAAAAGAGGCTATTCAAATGTTGATAAAAAGACAGTGATAAATGAAATATGTAGTGATTGCTATAACGATATTAAGACCTACATTCACGATAAGGTATTTGAAGCAGCCAAAAAGCGTATAAAAAATTCAATTAACTAAAAATCAAAGAAAGGAATAGGTTGTCGCGACATAAAACCGAGGTTTCCTTTTGGCAGATTTAGAATGTATAAAAAGAAGATTAAATGTGAGATATATCGTGATTCAATGCAGAATTACAAGAAATATGCAATACCGCCAGCACAGCTTATTATTGCTGATGTTCCTTACAATGTAGGAACCAACTTTTATGGAAGTAACCCTATGTGGTACAACGGTGGCGATAACAAAAACGGAGAAAGCAAACTTGCGAAAAAGGCGGCTTTCAATTCTGATTTTAACTTTAATTTGTATGAATACTTCCATTTTTGTTCAAAAATGTTGAAAAAAGAGGACACAAAGCCTATCGCAAGGGGTAGGAGTAGTAACAGTCCTTGTATGATTGTATTTTGTTCATTTGAACAGTTGTCAACATTGATTGCCGCCGCAAAGAAACACGGATTTGTTAATTACATACCGCTTGTATTCTGTAAAAATTACAGTCCACAGGTGCTTAAAGCTAATATGCGTATCGTAGGTGCTACGGAATATGCACTTGTACTGTACCGAAATAAGTTACCGAAATTCAGAAATGGCTTGCAGATTGATGAAAACGGAAAGAATATCAGAGGTACAGGACATATGGTATTTAATTGGTTTGACGGCGGTAATGAAGCGGAATGGGGCAGAACTTACTATAACAATGGTTCATATATGATGTGGGAGAAAGACGGAAAAGATGTACCGAAAATTCATCCGGCACAAAAGCCTGTAGCAGTCCTTAAAAAGTTGATTGAGATTTTTACAGACGAGGGAGATGTAGTTATTGACCCTTGTTGCGGCAGTGGCAGCACGTTAAGAGCCGCCGCAGAGCTTGGCAGAAGTGCATACGGATTCGAGATTGACAGAAACTTTTACGAGCGTGCAAAGAATGAAATGCTTGTATTTGAAAAGGACAGTCAAATGAATATAAGTGATTTTATAGGAGATACAGTATGATAGTGCATTGTTTATTTGAACAGTCAGGAACATTCAAGAACGCTTTCAAAAAGTATGGTATTGAAGCCTACGACTATGATATTCAGAATGAATTTAACGAGACCGACTATGTTACCGACCTTTTCGAAGAGATTGATAGGGGGTATCAAGGTGAGCCGAGTTTGTTTGATAAGATAAGTCCTGATGATTTGATATTTGCATTTTTCCCTTGCACTTATTTTTCAGACCAGGGATTGAGGCATCTAGCTTGCACGGCTTATCAGTACAGGAATTACACTATTGAGCAAAAATGTGAATTGGCAATGAAACGGCATAAGGAACTTGATTTGTTTTATGAAAAGCTGAATAAATTAGTGATAATTTGTCAGCGAGGTCATTTGCAAATTGTAATTGAAAATCCATTGAATACAAGTGGATTACATTACCTTACAAACTTCTGGTGCTTGAAGCCAAGTGTAATTGACAGGGATAGGACACAGAATGGGGATTATTACAAGAAGCCCACTCAGTATTGGTTTATTGGATTAAATCCTAAAAACAATCTTGTTTTTGAGCCGTTGGAACAAGTAGAAAGTATGCAACCAATACAATATATGACAAATAAAAACCCCTTAGGCATAGACAGAAAAACGGCAAGGTCAATGATACACCCACAGTACGCAGATAGATTTATCAGACAATATATTCTTGATGAAGAAATATGGAGAGGTAAATAATGAAAGACGAAACAAAGCAGGAAATACAGATTTTACTTGACCTACTCAAATGCAGTCTTACAAGAAATGGTGTAAGTATGGCAACGGACAATAGCGGCAACTTGATGTTCTTTGATACAACAGCTTACATCAAGAGTAAAGGTAAGGAATTTGACGGATTCAGAGTTAATATTAACGATTTAGTGAAGTAACAATGTGGCAGAACTTGAAGAATAGGAGCAATGATATGGCAATATATAGAAATGTTCAATTATCATTTTGGACTGACAACAAGGTTGAAGATGATTTTACGCCAGAGGACAAGTATTTCTACATATATTTGCTAACAAATCCACAGACAAATATATGTGGGTGTTATGAGGTTAGTTATTCACAAATGACAAGGCAGACAGGTTATAACAAAGATACTATTATCAGGTTATTAGAAAGGTTTGATAAGGTACACAAGGTTATTAAGTTTGATTCAGAAACTAAAGAAGTGCTGATATTGCATTGGTATAAGTATAACTGGAGCAAATCAGAGAAAGTCTTGGCAGGGGTTTTAGGAGTTGCCAAACATATTAAATCTGACGAATTTAGAAAATATGTTAATGATATGGTTGATTTTATTAAAAATGATACCCTATACATAGGGTATACATACCCTATGGAGACATCTGTTTCTGATACTGATTCTGATACTGTATCTGATTCTGTTTCTGTTAATAATAATATAGTAAATAAAAAGAAAGATAATATAGATAATAATATATATAAAAATATTATTAGTTACTTAAATAACAGATGTAATACCAGATATAGATACAATACGTCTAATACTAAGAAGCATATCGGAGCAAGAATCAAAGAGGGATATACTGAACAGGATTTTTACACAGTCATAGATAAAAAAGTTAATGAATGGCTTGGAACTGAAAGGGAAAGATACTTAAGACCAGATACCTTGTTTGGCACGAAGTTTGAGAGTTACCTTAATCAGAATTTCGTTTCCGAAAAGCAAGGCAATCAGAATTTCAATAAGGGTGCTATTGACTGGGATAATGTATAAAGGAGCGATGAAAATGGAGAAATTTTATATTGTAACAAATGAAGATTATTTAAAAGGGTTACATCGTGATGAAGTAATAGAAAAAAACAGAAGAGAATTTATCAAAGATTTTTTCAATCGCATAGGAATAAGTGGGAATCATTATTATATGTGTGGAAATGGTAGTGTTAATGTTGCGTTTAAGGAAAATACAAAAAGTAATATTGAATTATATATTGATGATATACAGGAAAATGGCGAAAAATTTGGCAATCAATTAAACAAGCCTAAAATGTTTGCAGGTCAAAGTATGAGAAAGTTTAAAAAGGGTTGCAAAATATTAAAGCAATTTCAAAATGAATGCATTGAAAAGGAGATAGTTATTAATGCTTGTCCTTTGATGTGCGGAGACTACTTCAAAGAAACGGAAATGGGTGGCTATTCAATAACAAGATTTAAATGCAATGGAAAACAATACTTGCGTATGAGTACTAATTGCTATAATTCATTAACTCCTTGCGAAAATGGCTTTGAAGAGATAAAAGGTAGTGAGTTTTTTAAAGCACTTGAATCAGTAAGGGCAGGTGGTAAGAATGAGTAGATTAGATGATACGCTCAATAAAATAAATTTTAGAAGTGATTATCCGTACAACGGAAAGATTGAATCACTTTTAAGAACAATAGCAATCAATAGTGCTATTATATGTGACAAGTTAGACGCTATATCGAATCAATTAAAAGGGAGCAGCAATGACAAGAGAAGAAACGGTTAAAATTATCCGCATTATGTGTGATTGCTACCCTAACTACAAACCTAACAATTTATCCGAAACAGTAGATGTGTGGAATATGATGTTGGAAAATTACAGTTATGAACAAGTGTCAGTCGCACTTAAAGCATATATCAACTCTGATATAAGCGGATTTGCCCCAAGCATAGGACAGTTGATAGGTAAAATACAGACAATATCGCAGCCACAGGAACTTGACGGAATGGCAGCTTGGGGATTAGTTAGTAAGGCGTTACGGAATGGCACATATGGGGCAGTTGAAGAATTTAACAAGCTACCGCCACTTGTCAGGCAGGCGGTTGGTATGCCAGATAACCTTAAAAACTGGGCGACATCAGACTATCAGACGATAGAAACAGTAATACAATCAAATTTTCTAAGAACCTACGAAACAGTTGTTAAACGTGCGAATGAAATAAATCGTATGCCAGACAATATCAAATCACTTATCGAAAAGACGAATGCAAATTCGTATAAGGCTCAAATCGAGCAAAAATTCCAAAGAGATATAAATACACCTAATAATAAAAATAGCAACCTTATCGGTCGAGAAGAAGATTCAGAGGGCTATATTGAAGCACCCAAAGAGATACAAGATAGAATTGACAGAATGAGAGGTTGATTTTTAGTGGAAACAACGCCAATTAGTCCACAGAAGAAATTATATAATTACCGCCGTGAGAATGGATTGTGTCCTAAATGTGGCAAGCCACTTGATAGAAAAGGCTTTTATTGTGAAGAATGTAGGGAGAAACAAACGGCTTACAGCAGAGAAACTAGAGAACTTTGCAGACAGTTTAAAATTTGTCCGGAATGTCACAAAAATAAACTTGTAGGTGATGAAAAGATATGCCCGGAATGTTTGGCTAACAAAGCTGAATATAGAGCTAATCACCCATTAAGCGATGATAAGCGAAGAAAAAACAATGAAGCATTTAAACAATATTCAAAAAACTTATATGCTGAACGTAGAAAAGCTGGCATATGTGTTAGATGTGGCAAGGCTAAAGCTGTTAAGGGCAAAGCAAAGTGTTTTATATGCCAGAGTAAAGATAATGCTATCCACAGAAAAAGAACTGAAAATAGGCAAAATATAAAAGAATATCGCAAAGAAAATCACTTGTGTTATTACTGTGGAGAACCTATCGACAGAACGAAAGGACAGTTGTGTCAAAAGTGTTGGCAGATAGATTATGAAAGGGGCAAGAGCCTTAAGAATGATAATAGCAAGCACTACTGGCGATACGACAATCAGTTTCTAAGAAAGAAGTGAAAATATGAGCAAGGCAGAACAGAAAAAGTTTAAGGAACAAATGTTACGTGTTCAGGTGAATAGAATTAGCAATGAACAGCAGAAGAAAAATTTTGAATCAGCCCTTATATTAATTATGTGGGTACTGCACGATAAGTTCGGTTTCGGACAGCAGAGATTAACAAAAGTACAAAAAGAGCTTAAGGCACTAATAGATAACTACAATGACGGATTATTCACAGCGGAAGAGCTTGTTAATCAGTTATACGAAGAAACAGGAATAGAACATATTAAGTTTAAATAAGGAGATTGGCTTATGAAGTTTTCAGAACTGACTAAGCCGGAACTTGATGAGATAATTAAAAATGCCAATTTTACAGAAGAAGAATTGAGAATATTCAAGTTACTATCACAGGGCAGAAGTATTACAGAAATTGCAATGCGGCTGTCCGTGTGTGATAGGACGATTAATCGTAAGATAATCAAAATCAAAAGTAAAATAAGTAAGTTGGAGGGATATAATGATTAAGGTTACTCAAAACGGAGAGAATGTGAAAACAGAAAACATAACACTTTCAGACAGCTTACTAAAGATAATTGCAGAGATAATTGACAATAAGTAAATATGTGTTACAATGTGCCGTATAATGTGATAAATGCGGCACATTTTTTAAAGGAGAAAAATATGGAATGTGTTGCTTATATGAGAGTATCCACTGAAAAACAGGCCATTGAGGGCAACGGACTTGATAGCCAGAAAAGGGATATTGAAAACTATTGCAGAAAAAATGAGCTTGTAATAACAGATTGGTACATTGATGATGGTTACACCGGTACGAATATGGATAGACCAGAACTTCAAAGGCTTGTTAATGATTGTAGTCGTAAGAGAGTAGGCTGTGTTGTAGCCTTTAAGCTTGACAGATTATCAAGAAATATGATTGATGGGATATATCTTATCGAGAAAGTATTTCAAAAATATAATGTCATGTTTAAATGCGTTCACGATAGCGTGAATTATGATAGTCCGATGGAACAGGCCTATACTCAAATGATGGCTGTTTTTGCACAGCTTGATAAAAATACTATGATGTTGCGTATGCGTGGCGGTATGCTAGAAAGAGTAAAACAAGGCTACTGGTTCGGCGGCGGCAACTTGCCTTATTGTTATTCCTACAGCAAGGAACAAGGCATATTAATACCTATTCCGGAACATGCGGAACAGGCAAGAAAAGGCCTTGAATTGTTCATAGCCGGCTATTCAGATGTGAAAATTAAAGAAATTTGCGGCTTTAGATCAGAATTAGTTACTAGAAGCATCTTGACCAGCGTTGTTAATATTGGAATGATACCTTACAAAGGTAAAATATATCAAGGAAAACACGAAGCCATTTTTGATAAAGATAGATTTGAACTTGGATTAGAGCTAAGAAAGTCAAGAGGTTCAGCAAAAACATACTGCATAACTGAACCTAATTTATTGACTGGATTATGTTATTGTGGCATTTGTGGCTGTAAAATGCGTTATCAAAAATGGGGTAGCGAAAAGCACAAGATTTATTGCTGCTCAAGAAATAAATCGCTTTCATATCTGCCTAATTATAATGCAAGCTGTAATAATTCGCTTGAATGGGCGGACGAGATAGAGAAACAAGTAGAAGAAGAAATTCTTAAAATATCACTTGATTTATCATCTTACAAGCCGAAAGAAAAGGCGACAAAACTTGAAATTATGCAATCACAGCTTGAAAAAGAGCAGATTAAGTTGAAAAGATTATATAATCTATACGCTGATGGGAATGATACTGTCTTGGAAATGATTAAGGAGCTTGAATCGCAGATTAAAGAAATGAAATCAAACATTGCTGCTGAAAGCAAAAGTGCAATCAATACACAGAAAAAAGAGTTTGTTTATGAGAACATAAAAAAACTTGCCGACATTTGGGATAAGGTCGACAAGAAACAAAAAAACATGATACTTAAGACTATAATAGATAGGATTGTTATAGTCAATGGAAATATTGAAATACAATTAAAGAATTTTTAGCAGAAACTTAATGCCATGGGCATGGCATATAGGAAGTGCTAATGCCGTATTTATCACATTTTAATAATTGCATAATTTTAACAATGTCGCTTATATGTCGTACACATGTCTATTATGTGTCGCTATAAGTGTCTTTTTTTATGTCAAAATTAAGTCAGAAAGAGAGGTAATGCGAATGTTTTCTGATGAAGTTAGAGAAAAAATCTTAAGCAAAGAAGAATTGCAAAAGCTTGACTTAGTGACATTATCTCTTGTTATCCACGCAATCGAGGAAGTTTTAGAGGAGGCAGACAATGAACAATCCTTATCAAGCAGTGCCTATGATGAATAATTCTTATATGCAATCTCAAAATCCATATATGGATAGAATGAACTTTTTACAAAATTATCAGCAGAGTTTACAGCAGCCAGTGGCAGGGACGCAAATGTCCTTAGCAAATCAACAGGCTATGTCACAGCAGATAGCAGGCATTAACGGAAGAATAGTACAGACAGTTGAAAATATTAATGCAAATGAAGTGCCTATGGATGGCTCAATGGCATTTTTCCCAAAACAGGATATGTCGGAGATTTATGTCAAGGGTTGGAATGCTAACGGAACTATTAATACGATTGTATATAAGCCTTATACAGAACCAGGCGGAAGCAATGCTGGCAATCCGACAGCTGACATAGAAAACGCTAAATTTACCCTATCAGACGAAAGCACACAGCTATTTCTGAATAAGTTTGAAGAACTATCAGAGAAAATAGGACAGTTGGAAGATAGATTTGATAAATCTTTAGGAACACAAAGAAAAACTTCAAGAACTCAAAGCAAGGGCGGTGATGAAGAATGAACCCAATTAACATTTTTCAGATGATGAAAGCTGGTCCGCAACAGTTCATACAGCGGATGATGGGAAATAATCAGCTTATGAGCAATCCAATGATGAGGAATACAATGCAAATGGCACAGCAAGGCAATATGCAAGGCATAGAGCAGATGGCTAGAAATTTATGCAAAGAAAAGGGATTAAATGCAGATGATGTATTTAATCAGATAAAAAGTAGATTTGGTAATTAATAGCATATTAGATGTCTTTGCAAATTACCTAGGTGACATCTTTATGAATATATTTTTAGGAGGTAACAATATGTTTTCAAACTCAAATTGTGCCAGTGTACCATTAGTCGCTAATATTAGCGACAACGGCAATAACGGCGGATGGGCTGACGGCGGATGGCTTTGGATAATCGTTGTATTCGCATTACTCTTTGGATGGGGCAATGGCGGATTTGGCGGTTTTGGTGGCAATAATGGCGGTGGCTATGTTGCGACAGCAGCTACACAGGCTGATATTCAAAGAGGATTTGATAATTCAGCAGTTATCAGCAAGTTAGATGGCATTTCCAACGGACTTTGTGATGGCTTTTATGCTATGAACAACAGTATGCTCACAGGTTTTAATGGTATTAACACAAATATCATGCAGACAGGCTATGGCATTCAGCAGGCTATTAACGCTGATACAGTCGCTAATATGCAGAATACCAGCGCATTACAGGCGCAGCTTGCTAACTGCTGCTGTGAAACTCGTGAAGCTATTCAGGGAGTTAATTACAATTTAGCAACTAACACTTGTGCTTTACAGAACACAATGAACAACAATACAAGAGATATTATTGACAGTCAGCAGGCAGGAACAAGAGCTATTCTTGATTACTTATGTACAAAGGAAAATGCAGATTTGAGAGATAAGGTACAGAAACTTGAGCTTTCTGCTTCACAGGATAGACAGAATGCACTTCTGACTACTGCAATGACAGCACAGACACAGCAGATTGTCAACTCTGTAAATCCTACAGCTATTCCAGCCTATGTTGTTCCTAATCCTAATGCTTATGCTTATGGATGTGGTTGCAATGCAGGATGTGGCTGCTAAAACTGAATAATTAAGTATCTTAATTGAGTTTAACTCGATTATGTCTGCTAAGCAGTATTACTTATAATCAAAGGGCAGACTATAATGTTTGCCCTTATTTTTATGAAAGAGAGGTAAAGATAATGGAAATAACAGGAATTGCGTTACAAACAGTTGCCGCTGGAGAAGATGTTGCATTTACAGAAACACCGGTATGCGGTAGTAAATGTATAGTCCACAGACAGGGAAGCGGAATTATCAAGTTAAGAGGTATTACAAATCAGTGCAAAGCTAGATTTTTAGTATCTTATAGTGGAAACATTCAGATACCTACAGGCGGTACAGTTGGAGCTATTTCACTTGCCATAGCAGTAGACGGAGAGCCTTTACAGTCAACACGAATGATAGTTACTCCGGCAGCCGTTTCGAATATGTTTAACGTCTCTGCACAAGCCTACGTGGATGTACCTTGTGGCTGTTGCAGTACAGTAGCAGTGCAGAATACATCAGCACAGGCTATTGAAGTGCAGAACAGCAATTTGATCGCAGTAAGGGAGGCTTGACGTTATGCATATTGAAAGAATACACAAAATGGTTGAGTGCCTTACCGAAAAGACACTATCTGAACTTGATAAGGGCATTGAAAATGTAAATGTTGAGGAAATGTCAGAAGCTGTGGATATGATTAAGGATTTATGTGAAGCTGAATATCGTGCAGTTATCGTTAAGTCTATGAAAAAGGCTGATGAAGAGGAAGAAGAGTACGACAAAGAGCTCCTAAGAAGTCTTAAGACAGAATATGGCGAAGAAAATGGCAGGAGATTTTATGACCACTACCGCTATGCTAATGGCAGATTTGCCCCAAAAGGCAAAGGAACATACCGCAGAGGATATGAAGAACCGCCTTATATGCACATGTACCCAGAAGCAGAGCATATGAGGGATATGGATAGAGATTATGGCAAGATGTACTATACAGAGCCAATGTCTGAAAGTGGCTATGACAGAGCAAAGAGAAACTACACAGAAACTAAGGAAATGCACAGTGGTACTACGCCAGAGGATAAAGAACAAAGGATGAAAGCGTTAGATAAATACATCAAAACTGTCACTAACGAAATAATTAAAATAGTTAGCGATAACGCAACAGCCGAAGAAAAGAGTTTAATCAAGAACAATATGAATAATCTTATGTCAAAATTTTAAGATTAAGGGCTATGAGTAGCAATATTCATAGCCCGTTTTATTCAGAAAGGAGCATGCAGATGATTTTTAGCATTAATGGCACAATGTGGCAAGTACAATATAAAAATTCAAATTCAAGTGAATTAAAGCGTTCAGACAATGTTTCTGTGCTAGGTGTAACTGATAGAAATACACACACAATTTATCTGTCAAATGCCTTGCATGGATTTATGCAACGCAAAGTACTGATACATGAAGTTTGCCATGCAATCTGTATGTCCTATGATGTGTATTTGCCTATCGAACAAGAAGAAGTACTCTGTGATTTTGTAGCAACTTATGGGGATGAAGTATTTGACATTGTTGATATGGTTTTAGAAGCAGTTAGGAGAGTGGGATAATGAGTATTGATGAGCTGTTAAAGATAATTCAAAAGACTAATCCGACTATGACAAAGGAATTGTTGATATATGAGCTTAGTCAATGCCGATATTCAAGTAAAGCATTAATCTATACAGAAAGTTGCTGCATTGACAATAATATCTAAAAATGCTATTATTTAATAGATGTAAACAATAGATAACTATTATTTCATTTTACCTTAATAGAACCATAGTGGAAAGTTGCATTGATACATTTTTGTATAGGTGCAACTTATTTTATTTTGGAGGTTTTATTATGAGGGTTATAAGATTAAAAATGTATCAAGAAATGGCTAGATTTAACAATCCGTCAGCACCAAGAGGTGCGGATTGTTATCCTTTACCGCCGTTCAGCACAGTTAACGGATTTATTCATTCAATGTGTCAATGGAAAAGGTATCATAAATTAGATTATTTTGTTACTGGCAAGGGTGTTTACAACACTAAAACGCAGAAAGAATGGCACGGTGGCAAGCGTTTTAACAAAGTTAGTGATGAAATGCTTAAGCGTTGGGATGTTATAACAGATTATGCAGACGGAAGCCACACCGGATGGGTTAATACAGTTAAATATCATCTAATGCTAGTTGATTTACATACAACTATATACATCAAAGCTGATGATAGTGACATAGATGATATATACCATGCGTTACTAAACCCACCGGTATATCCATCATTAGGTGAGTATGGTGATTTATGTAAGATTGAAGCAGTAGATATTGTAGAACTTAAGGAGCTTGACAAACCTATATTAGCTCCATTAGATACACAATCTTATATTCCTGCTAATAAAGGCAATTTTGCAGGAACTATATATAGAATTAATAACAAATATGAAATTGTCAAAGGTTTTAGGCGATTCCAGAAAGTTTCTTGTTACTTAGTGGATAAAGGACAGGAAGTTGTTAGTAATCTTTTTGATGATGATAAACCGATTATTTTTATAGATTAATTTAAAACCCACGGAATATAGGTAAAGTTTTTCTTTACCCCCGTGGGTTAACTTTTTATATTCGCAATTTTAATTTTGACAATTTTCAAAATCCGTTTCAGATTTCGTTCAAATCCTACTTAAAAAATTGAAAAAATTTTCCTACAAAAATATAATGCAAAAATTTTGATACCCCCGTCATATGCAATTTTGGAATCCAAAAATCGGTTACACAGAATTTCAATTTTTGCTCCCGATTTCGTTCGGATTTGCCCTGAAAAATTGATGAAAAACTTTAGAGCTTTAACAAGACAAAGTGCAGTAAACAAAGCACAGCCTATATTATATATTGTTTTTTAACGCGCTTGTGGCTGTCTTTTCCTTTTTCGTAAGGTTTTATGTAAACCACTTTACCGGTTTTGTAATGCCGAAAATGTCCCCGAACTTCCCAACACCCTGCTATACGATGTATTTTTTTGCTTTTAATTTTTGTTATAAGCTTGCTGTTAACTGTTTTAATTTTAATATTGTTAATTTTAACAGTTTTTACAACATTGCTATCCGCTTTTGCTTTGCTGTTGCCGTTTTTCTTTTTGCTCTTCGTGCTTGTGTGCGCTTTTTCTTGTCTTTCAACTTCTTTGATTTCTGGATGCTGCATAATCCAGTTAAGCCAGCACATTACTTTTAAGAATAATTTAAAAGGGTCGCAAGCTGTCACCATTTCGTTTTCTTTGTATTTTTCTATTTCTTCATTTTTTCGTTTCTGCTTCTTATATATTTCTGCGGCTGCATCGTTAAAATTTACACAATTGCAACTCTCCGAATGCAATCCGTGGAAAATATAAGGCATTTCACACAATAAACTACAATCCCATTTGTACACATTAAAAGCATTATTAAAAATATCCGCATTAATTACAGCTTTATCATCTTTGAGTTCTGTATCAAACAAAATAAAGCCGTTAAATTCTGGATAATTAACAATCAAAACTCCATTTTTAATAATTGGGATAGGGATAAGCTCTGCGTTTTCTTCTATATCCTCTAAAAAATGGATTGTGTCTGCAAAATTAACAACAATACTATCTAAATCATTAATTTTTGCGGCTAATTCTTCGCCTTTTTGTTCTTTTAATAATTCTATCTGTTTGTCTGTTTTCATCCGTCTATTACCTTTTCAAATAATTAAAAAATCAATAATAAGTGGGGTATTATGCCCCACTTACACAATTAATATATTATTTTAAAATTTGATTAATAGCCCACTCTAAGTGGTAATCATAGCAAACAACTATTTCTGTAAGTTCTTGTTTTCCTATTTTTGATGCAATAGCTTGCAAAATTTCGGTGTTATTATCACATTCATCTAAAGAGCTCTTAAATTCTTCTAAATCTTCAAACTCTTCTTGTAGTTTACTGCTCTTGTTGTAAATCTCCATAATTATCCCTTTAATATCCTCATCAAAACAATATTCTGGGGCGATAGTGTAGACAATTACTTTTGTTTCTATTTCCTCGCGTTCATCTTCATATTCAGCCTTAAGTTGAATATCATCAAGCGTAATTCTATAAAAATCATACATATAGATTTTACTTTCTTCGGAATAGTTGGGAACATCTATGTGAAGCAGTTCAGTGCTTGCAACTACAGCCATACCTTTATCGTCAAGTTGCCATTCATCTCCTACATTTGGGATTTTAAGCACTTCCTCATATTGTTCCTTGTAACGCTTGGCATTAATCTGTATTCTTTCTTCCATAGTTCTCACCTTTTTTAACCTCTCTTAATGATTAATTTTAGCATTTTAATAACCAAAATGCAAATTATCCCTTACAGGAAAAACCGCCGCCGGTATCGGTCCGGCTGGCATCCTCTGCGGCGGTTAGTTTTTTCCATGATAATTTATAAAATCATTCTGTATATTGTTATCTTTGACATATTTGTAAAAGTTTAAAAGCATTACAAAGTCTCCTGCACTTATATTATACCCTTTATTGTCTCCGGTGCTTATACTTACGCTTCCGTCGTGCTTTGCTTGACAAATATTCAGCTTCCCACCGTTGTTTACATCAAAAGAAATTTTTCCCATTTTCATTTCCTCCATATTTTCAAAATTTCCCGGTTATCCGAGTAGAGCAAGCCGGGGAATCGAACCCAGGAAGCGCCAACCTTGCTAATTATTAATTATTTGCTTTTTCTGCGTGCTTTGTAAGTTCTCTATAAAGTAGATCACATGCTGTTGCTTCTGCTTTATCATCTGTATATCTTGTTTTTTCCTCTTCTGTCTCGTCTAAAATATCAGCAAGCCAATCAACGGCAGAGCCAAGGAAAATATCATCGGAAACAGGAAAAGCCGTTGGAAGTCCTGCCATCCAATCACAAAATAGAGAATATTTGCTAATCCTTCCGGCTTTATATTGGCAATCGTGTTTGACCTTTTCATTTTCAAAAGCTGTCAAAATGTCCTTGTAAATATCGTTATAATCTGTCTTTGCTTCCTTTCCGTCATATGTATAATATTCCTCTGCTGCTTCGTAGCTCTCCATGATTGCGTTTTTAATTGCTTCCATTGTTTCTTTACTGTTTGTTCTTCTCATAATCTTGTACCATTTTACCGATTGTGATATAATCGGCTTACCTTTCTTTTTTGATTGGTGGCGGTTCGTTTCCTTGGCCGGGGCAACCGCCTTTTATTTATGCTCTTATTATAAAGCTATCGTTATATAATTACAAGTCGCAAAATGTAACAAATATATAAAGCTATCTATATATTTTTATTGTGCAATATGTATAAAGCTATCTATATACAAAAATATAACGCTACTATATAATAAAGTTATCTTTATATTTATATTGACTTTGATATAACGCTACTATATAATAAAGTTATCTTTATAAAAGGAGTTGATTTGATGGCAGTATCTAAAGCACAGGCAAGAGCTATAAAAAAATATGATAATAAAGCATATTTTAAAAGCCTTGTAAGGTTTAAAAAAGAAGATGAGGAACGAATCAGAGCGGCGGCGGGTGATAGCCTTAATGGCTTTATCGTGGCGGCTGTAATGGAGAAAGTACAGGAGACAGAAAAAGCGAAAGCTTCAACCCGTACAAGCTCCGACGAATGCTCATTTTAAATAATTAAAAGAATTTTAAAATACCACTTGACTATATAACGATAGCGTTATATAATAAGGGTACAAATTAAGAAAGGGCAGCCGCAAAGGCTGAAAGGTGAAGAATTATGATTAATATTGACGAACTCAAAAAATTAAATTATGAAGATGGAAAAGTGCTTTTATTAAACGCTGGGTATGTAGCACAGGGGAGCGATGAAAGTCCTTGCTACAGCGCAGAAGCCGAAAAGATAATAGATGAACATTTTTATCTTTTTGATAAAGATGATGAACAAGCGGATTTGATTAATTATACAATTTTGTGTAATTTAAGTGGAGAACCTAACGACGAACAAGAGATTGAAATTGTAAGAGCATATTGGGAAAGAATAGAAGAATAAGAAAGGTTAAAAGGTGGACGATATGAAAGCATATACGATTATTGACAAGAACGAAAGGAACGCACAAAGCGAATGCGTTTTGTACACATTCAAGGAGTTGAAAGAGCTTTTTAAGCCAGAGGAGGAAGAGGCGGTCACTAATTGGGAAGAGTGGGAAAAGCTCCAAGATGTAGACGACTTGCAAGCGTATTTAATAAAGTCATATGACGGGATGGCGTGCCCATATAGTTTTGAAACCGTGGAAGTTGAAAGCTTGGAACAGCTCCAGCGAATGAATGAATATTTATATTCTAATGAGTTAAAAGAAGAGCTGTTAAACAATTAATATATAATATATAATATTTAGGCGGTGTATATCTGTTATACATCGCTTTTTTAATGCCTATTGATTAATTATATTTATTGTGTTATTATATTGCTAATAATTAAATATATAAGATTTACACCCGATAATGTTAATATTGTTATCGGGTTATTTTTATGTTATTAAATATATAATAATTAATTAGCTGGAGCAGATCCGGCAGAAAGGGGGAACATATGGAGAAACTACAGGAAACACCAGACACACCGGAGATATTCCAGAATGACATAGAATTATATCTAACAAAATTTTGTGAAGAGCACAACATCGAAGATATGACCAAAGAACCACAGAGCAGATGGAATGCTGCATTAATGTATATAAATAAATATGTTTTCAGTGATAAAAGTATATTAAAGTTAAATAAGAATATTAATAAAAATAATACTAATTGTATTATGGATAATAATTTTAATATGTATGATTATGATAAAGTAGAGTATGTATTATATATATATTATTATTTATGTGCTGTATATGATAAAGAGTGTAGCATTATAGGTTTTAGTTTATTAACCGGAATTAATAGAGATACTATATATGATTGGGGAACGAAAGAGAAAAAACTAAGTACAAAAAGTTGTGACATCGCAGAAAAACTGCGCATATTCCGTGAAGAAAGTTTATCAAACAAGCTTGCAACCGGTAACAAAAACCCGGTTGGAATTCTTGCAATACTCAACAGGCATTTTGCTTGGAACTTGCCCGGTGTCAGTCGTGAAAGCACCAATAAAACAGCTCTAACAGCCGCAGAAATACGCCAGCAATTGAGCCAAAACAATACACAATTAACCGATAAACAGCAGATAAACGCTGTAAACAATTCAGACACAATTTAAACAGCTTAGAAACCGCTTGAATACTGGGTTTGTGAGTGGTAAGTATTTAGATAACGCTGATAAATTAAGGTTTATCGGCGTTATAGTATGGATATGGTGTTAATTGTGTTAATTGTTTGGAAATATGGCATAAAATAGACACAATTACACGGATAAGGGCGGAGGGGGTTTATTTGCCCTCAGAACACGCCCCAACTAAGTCACTCATTTTTCCACGATAAGAAAAAGGCTTTATATATTAATATATATTTATATTATTATCACCACATAATACACATATTATATAATTATATATAAATAATACCTAACCATTAATCATATAATTAATACTAATAAATCACTTATATATTTAATTAAAAATAATTCAATTAACATCTATACATTTAAGCTAATTAGATGTATAATAGACACATATTAATTAATCACAAGATATTCAATAAACACATCAGAGAATCAGCTAGTCGGCTGAATAAATTCCAAAAATTTTTAAAAAATAAAAAAAAAGAGTTAGGAGTTATAAATGCAGGGCAATGAATACCAAAAATTGGCTATGCGTACTAACGATAAAAAGGCTCATCATAGGTTAAGTATTGAATTAACTGGTAAGTTTTCACTTAGTCCTCTAGCAGAAAGCAATGCTAAGTGTAGCAACATAAATGACATAGCAGGACTTCTTAATGGTGTCTTAGGTTTAACTGGTGAAGCTGGAGAAGTATCAGACCTTGTTAAAAAGGGCATATTTCACGAAAAGGGCATAGACTTAGAACATCTTAAGAAAGAGTGCGGCGATGTAATGTGGTACATTGCTATGATTTGCGAAGCCTGCGGATTCAGTCTTGATGATGTAATGCAAACAAACATAGATAAGCTTATAGCACGTTATCCGGATGGCTTTGATTCTTACAGAGCTAATCACAGACAGGCAGGTGATGTCTAATGCTTAAACCAGAGGAAGATTGCTGTAATTGCTTGTATAAATTTAAAATGTGGTTTGAAATGCCTTGCAAAAATTGCAATGGTAATCCAGACACACATCCTAACGGCACGGATAACTTTGTAGAACAGATTGATAGCACAAATGATATTGCAGCACTTTTTGAAGATAAAGAGTAGCTTAATTGCCCCTTAGCCAAGCGGTCAAGGCATAAGATTTTGATTCTTACATCATCAGTTCGATTCTGATAGGGGTAGTTCGCAAGTACTTAATCGTTACTTGCACCTTTTGAACTTACTGGTTTGGTGGAATTACCATGACATTAAGTTCTCCTTTCACCTCATAGCAAGAGCTGTTAAGGACTGTCAGAAAGTTCGTGAGGTTTTACGTGTAAACAGCACGTAATAATTATCTCATAATTAGGCAGTTATCCTTAAGGGATAGACAGCGAGCGAAGCCACTTTCTTTGAACAACCCAACTGCACGGGTAGAATGATACATCCAGCTTTGCGACGACCTGTTATAGGCTCATACCCTATACTGTCATTTAAGACTAGCACTTTATATCCCCTCAAAACAATATTTTTAAGCGTATAAATGACCTCCAAAGTAATTTATAAATGTGAATTGTTTAATCTCTCTGTGCTAGTCTTTTTATTTTAAGCCGATATGGGATAAAGGTATTCCAGTAGCTTGCTAAGCTATCCAGCAGAAATGTTGTGTAGGTTCGATTCCTACTGTCGGCGTTTTGAAAGCACTTCTTAGGTCTGCGTGCGTAATGCTGTTTGCGGACTTATCCTAGGTTAAGAGGTGTGAGTAAGTTGCTATGTGCTGAAATAGGTAGCCAGTATTGCAGTAGATTTATGAGTTGAAATCTGCAACTTAGATAACTCGTCTTAAGTGTCATGTGGAGGTGCAAATCCTCACCATAGCAAGTTGTCGGGTAGCTCCCGAATAAGCAGGCGTTGCAGTATTCCCTGCTGAAATAATTAAAATGTTTGTGTTGGTTGATTTGCGAACAGGATGGCAGATAGCGTAATGAAGTGCCATAAATACTTTCCAACACAAGAAACTGTACAACGGATAGTAGTTCAGTTGGGAGTAGCCCTTGATTTATTCAAGTAGTCACAGGTTCAAGTCCTGTCTATCCGATTACAACAAACTAGGTTAGCTACCGAAAAGCACTTCCGCTGTGTCTGTTTGTTGTTTTTACCAATTAAGCGGAGTATGTATCACAGGCATACATAAATAATATCAAGCGGAGGTATTCGATTATGGCAACAATTAGAGTGCATAAAACAAAAAATTACACAGTTATGAGTAATACTCATTTAAGAGATAAAAAGTTAAGTTTGAAAGCAAAAGGATTATTGTCCGTAATGCTTTCATTGCCCGATAATTGGGATTATTCAATAGCTGGGTTAGTTGCAATAAGTAAAGAGAATGAAACAGCTGTTAAATCGGCTTTAAATGAGTTAAGGGATAATAATTATGTTGTGGTTACTAAAGAAAACCCAACAAAAAGCAATGGTGGAAGAATAAAGTACACCTATGAGGTTTACGAAGAACCATATAAACAGAAAATAGAAAAACAAGATACAGAAAATCTAGGGGTTGAACACCAACAGGTAGAAAACCACGGACAATTAAATACTAATGAATTAAGTACTGATGAATTAAATATTAATATACAAAATACTAATGAATTAAATACTAAAAGTAATTCTCTTAACAGAGAACAGTGTAATTCTTTTTTACCCAAAGATAAAAAAGCGAAAGAGTTTAAGCCGATAAGCGAATACTCTCAAAGTGATTGGGAAGTTGCCGAGGAAAGAATGATAAGTAGAGCTGGTAAGATAGCTTATGATTGGACTAATGATAAAACACTCAAAGAAAATGTAGAAGCATTCTTTAAATACTTTTTAGATAAACACGGAGAATGTACTGGAGAATACCACTACCCATTAACAGATAAGGTTTTATCAAGAGTAGTAGATAATTTAACAAAAGAAACCGACATAGAGCGTGACGGATATACAGATACCTATTACGCAGCTATAAGTGATATGGACGATAATACAGACTACAAGATGTTGGTTGATGAATATTTCAATACAAAGTTTTCGGCAAAATGTGATTATAGCTTAGTTCATTTTTCTTCTGAAAAGGTTTTAATTAACATTATGAATCACGCTTGTAAGAGCAGTTGGTGTGAAAGTAAGGAATTGTAGGAGGTATTCATTATGAGTTCATACAAAGATTTACAGACCAAGATTTTTAAAAGAGATAATTATACTTGCAGATATTGCGGAAAGAGTAACAGAGAATACAGGGCGTTGGTAATGTCACATATAAGAACAGCTTCAATGTGCGGCGATGATAGAGAGAGCAATTTAATTACATTGTGCAGACATTGTTACAATCACATTTCTAACAATGAGATTAGGGCAAAGTTTGAAACAAAAGAAAATGCTGATTATTTTTGGGGATTATACCACGAAAAAGTCAAAGAATATTGTTATTATACAAACTACATCAAAAAGGTATTTACTGAAAATGGTGTGCTTATGACAAGACCGCAGATTGATAAATATGTCAGTATATTTGTTAAAAATGATGATGATTTTAACGCTTTCAAAGCAGAACTTCAAAATACAGGTTATAAGAATATGCCATCTAAAATGCGTAGTGATGTAAGAAAATATAATCATCAAGTTGAAAATCAAAGTAAGGAGTGATTATTATGGCAGCAGGCGTACACCCACTAAACAAAGATAAGTTCTATGAAGCAATTAACCTGTACATATCGGGGCAGCTTTCACAAGTAAAGGCGGCAAAAGTAGCAGGTTGTAGCGTACCGACATTTAAGAAATACGCTAACAAGATTTATGGCGGTGAAGAATTACCGGATAATTTATGGGGGAAGAAGTGATATGTGCGAGCTTTGCGAAAAAAATTACATCAAATTATAAAATCAATTATTGTTCTATGTGTGGCAGAAAGTTGGTGTAGTTAATGGCAGAACCTTTAAGTAAATTAGCAGAAAAATGTAAAAGTTGCCCTAAATCTGAAAAATGCGACCATAAAAGAATGGAGCTATGCGCTTTAGCGGATTTGCCACCACAAAATCTTGCAAGCACTACACAAGGCATTTTGATAGACAATATGTCGCCTGTATTGAGGGAAGAAATAAAAAGCCCTTTAAGTCCATTTAAGTATAAAGATGAATTGGAAAAAGCACTAAATGATTCCCGTTTTGGAAATATGTTTATGTATGGTGCTTAGAAAGTTGGTGAAAGAATGATTAAAGAAGCATTGTTGGATATTTCAAAAGGATATGTCAAAGTTTTCTTTGATGGTAACCCAGTTGATAGTATATATAGTGTAGATGGCATTACAGACGATGAGTCTGAAATAAAAAAGATACAACTTACTTTTTTAGTGAAAGAAGTGCTTTTTAAAGAATAAACGAAGAGTTTGCCAATTTTGCAAAGGGGGGATTACTATGAAACATCAAAAAGAATGGCACACTTGTGACAGGTGCGGAAAAGAAATAATACCTAAGAGCTGGAAAGAAGTTAGATTTAAGCAAGTTGGATGTTGCGGAGATATAGTTCCCACTTTTGAAGATAATGATATGTGCCTTGAAATCAAGAATACTAGAAGATATGGATTTCACGAAAGAACATATGAGTTATGCCCTAAGTGTAAAAGAGATTTTGAGAGGTTTATGAGGAATGAATGATTGTTCGAAATGTAAATTCAGCGAAGAAGATTATATTTTTGACGAAGAAACAGGGGAAGAATATCCGGTTTATGAATGCCAAAAAGGGAATGATACATCACTTGACTATGAGTGCAAGGATTTTAAGGGATACAAGCCGAGAAAATATAGAGAAAAAGATACAGAGTGCGATAAATGCGAACATCTTAAGACTTGCCGTGACAAGGGTAATGTTATTGATTGTAAGACAATCTCTGATACAAGAAGCCATTACATATGTGGCAGAACGGGGTGCATTAAAAATGAATAATTGTAATTTTACCACTTGCCGATACAATGAGAATAACTGTTGTACAAACTGCGAAAAAAGAGCGAAATGTGTTGAGGTATCAGAAAAGGTATTATGCGTTAATAAGAAAACATTCAGAAAGATTGATAATGTTAAACATATCGGCGATGATGATGGCAAACCGATAGAAACATCTGAATTTCACGATATGACTATTGGCATTGATGTTTCAGTTGACGCAGTCAATGAGTACGCAAAATCAATTCTAGGCAGATACCCGAAAAATAATTATGAATTTTCAAGAGCATTAGAAACGAAAATTCTAGAGGAAACAAAATCATTAGCGAATAATGAGAAAAAGGAGTGAGATTATGTTAATAGTTGCATTACAAGATGATGTAGATAACTTATATGCCATATGGAATACAGTTACAGACAGATTTTTGGGTGTTAATTTGGACAGAGACTTTGCAATGGACGCAATAATACAATATAAGCATTGCTCTATAGCGGAAGCTAATTCAAGACTAGACAACCCACAACCATTTTCTGACATTGCTAAGGCTATTTGCAATAGCAATATTAAAAGTGCATTAAATGTACTACGCACAAGATGTCACGAAAACGCAAGAGATAGTTTTGATAAAGGTGATTACGGAATTTTGCATATAGTTACAGCAGATGAATTAAAATAAATAATTGCTGATTATCAGTAGAAAGGAATTTTTATGAAGAAGAAAATTTTAGCAGTTGTATTAGGGTTGACATTGTGTTTAGGAATGACCGGATGTACCGCACAATGGGAAAGAAGCGTAACTGATTTTAAGAGCAATATTAATGGTGGTATGCAGAGAACCATTACTGTATATACGGCAGATGGTAAAGAACTTGCAACATATGAAGGCAAGATTGATATTGATACAAACAATGGTGGATATGTTAAGTTTGACTTTAACGGCAAGAGATATATCTACTACAATTGCTTTGTGGAAAGCATTGCGGATATTGATTAAGCGATATTACCGGCTACAGATTGATTGTAGTCGCTACCCTAGAAAAATTATAGGCAGAGGTCTATAAGCACCTTTGCTGAAAAGTGGAGGTGCTTTTCTTGAATTCTGAATTAAATCAACTGATAGATGATTGCGAAAAATACATATCCCAAAACGGAATAGATGAAAATATTATAGAAACCTACTACAACGTGTGCCAGCTTGCCAAGAATGAGGGCGAAATTGACACAATGTTAAAATGTACGGCTAGGACAAAAGAACTCATAAATAGCTATTGTACAGACCCTAAACAGTTTAATGGAAAAAACATATGGGAAGTTGAAAAGGTTGTACAAGAAAGTAATAGTGAATATCCACTACTTAATCAGTTTTACGATGTATTAAAACTGGAGAGCTATTACAATTTTGAAAGTTTTATGCTTTATATGGAACGTAAAAGACATTGGACTAAAAGATTTTATTTTCCAAGACGACACACCCTTAAAATAGTTGTCAATGATTTACAAGACCTTGAAAACAGAATAATTAAATTTTATGGATTATCAATGCCGTCAAGAGTTGGAAAATCTACAATTTGTATATTCTTTCTTGCGTGGGTATCATTACGCAGACCTAACAGCCATTCAGCTATGGGCGGTCACTCTGGAATACTTGCAAAAGGCTTTTACAAGGAACTTATGAACTTATTTACTACGGAAGAATATACATTTTCTGAATTATTCTACTTTTGGAATCCAGAATATGCAAAAAAGCCGCTTGTAACAGATAAAAGCGCTGATGAATTTACAATAACTCTTGGAAATCCAGACAGATTTGCGACAGTTACTTGCCGTGGTATTGATGGAACTTGGACCGGTGCAGTTGACGTATCAAAAGATGGATATTTGTATGTAGATGACTTGGTAAGAGATAGAGAACATTCATTGTCGCCTATGCGAATGGAAAACACTTATCAAGAATATCTGAACAAAATGGTTGACCGAAAAAACGATGGAGCAAGAGAACTTATGGTTGGTACATTATGGAATGTCCTTGACCCATTGGAACGAATGAGAAAGCAATATGAAAATGACTCTCAATACAGATTTAGAAGAATACCGGCACTTGATGAAAATGACGAAAGTAACTTTGATTATGAAATAAACGGCTTTTCAACAGCTTATTACAGAGATATGAGAGAAAAACTTGATAAAGCTGAATGGATGGCTAAGTTTATGCAAAAGCCTTACGTTCGTGAGGGATTACTATTCCCGGACAATGAATTGAGATTTTTCAACGGAAGCTTTAACGAGGAGATAGAAAACAAAGAACGAAAAATAATAGCATTATGCGACCCGGCTTTTGGCGGAGCTGATAATTTATCAATGCCAGTATGTGCTGATTTTGGCGGAAAGCAGAAATATATTATTGATTGGGTATATAAAAAAGGCACACAGGCGGTTACAGTTCCATTGGTTGTAGCAGCTATCAAGAAACATTACATAACAGAATTACACATTGAACAAAATGCTGGTGGAAAACTAATAACGGACAGTATAAAAGCTGAAATGAAAAAGCAGAATGTATATTTTTGCAGAATTATTCCGTATTACGCAAATACAAAACTACCTAAAGAAGAAAAAATCAAAGGATATTCTGACAGAGTAAAAGAAACTTTTATTTTCCTTATGAGCAGGCAGTATCTTGCTATAGATGATAGACCAACATACATAAGAACACAGATGTATCAAGATGCTATGGATGAATTTACAATGTATACATCAGAGGGTAAAAATCCACACGATGATGCAAGCGATTCAATAACGCAGCTTGCAATAGTAATAGATAAAAAAGCAACGCAAACAGTAATTATGTCAAGTCCTATATAACGGGAGGGAATTTATGGTAACAAAGGAAGTTTTATCACAATATTCAGACTTGCAAGAAGAAGTAAAAGAAGTAAGACTAAAGATAGAACGGCTTGAAAGAGATATAGGCAAAATTGAAGCTGGAGAAATGGTTATAGATTCTGTTAGCGGTGGTAATGGCGGTAAACAGCATTTTAAGATTGAGGGCATACCATTTCCGGAGTACAGCAGAAAGAAAACGCTCCTTTATGCCAGAAAAGCCACATTGCAGTTGCTTGAAGATGATTTATTAGAAAAAACCAATGAGATTGAAGAATTTATTGCAAGTGTTGACGATAGTAGAATGAGAAGAATAATCAATCTTAGATTCTTAGAGAATAAGACTTGGGTTCAGATAGCACATATCATAGGTGGCAACACAGAAAGCAGCGTAAAAATGGCTTTTCAAAGATTTATTGAAAAAAATTAAAAGATGTTACGATTGTGACGAAAAAAATATGTATTATTACAATGAGCAAAGCAAACTTCATAAACATATATAATCCCTATCGAAAAGCATCGTCATTTAATTATGGCGGTGCTTTTACTATGTAACGAGGTAGAAATATGATTTTTTATACAAACAAAGACAAGTCAATTATGTGTCCGAACTGCCATAAGTTTTTAACCAAGGCAGACAGCAAAGACCCAAGAACACATAAGTTAGCGTGTAAGCATTGCCACAAATGGATATGGTATGTGCCTAACGATGATGATAATTTTCAGATTAAGGAAATACCAAACAGCAGAAGCTCAAGCGGTATGACATTCTATTAGAGGTGTAGACAATGCAGACAGGAAGAATTGCTATTTATACAGGTGCAAAAGAAATAACACCTGACAATATAATACCAATTTTGCGTGAAGCAATTTTGGAACATGATATTAATTCCAACAGAATACAGTTTCTTCTTGATTACGACGCAGGAATACAGCCGATAGTTAGGAAGAATCCAAAGACTTACAGACCAGACATTGACTGTGAGTGCTGTGATAATGTGGCTAACGAGGTCACAGAGTTTAATTTAGGTTTTAAGTGGGGAAATCCTATAACGCTAGTTCAAAATGGCGACAATGAGGATTCTAACCTCACAGAAGCTATAGCGAAATTAAACAGTTGCTACGAATCGCAGAACGCAAGACAGAAGCAACAGGAACTTGCAAGATATGTTGAAATTGGTGGCGTCGGATATGTCCTTATTGATGTGAATACAGAATATGAGGATGGGGAAAGCTATTTCACATATGATGTATTAGACCCAAGAACAACATTTGTTGTAAGGTCAACAGCTTATAGCGATAAGAGGGTTATTCTTGCAAGTACTTATATCAAAGACAAACATAGCGGCACAAGATATTACACTTGTTTTACCAAAGATACGAGATATGAAATTACCGACGGAATAAAAATTACTAACGGAAAAAATAAAGGAAAAACAAAATGGGGATTTTTAGAGAGAAGTGGGGAAGAGAATCCATTACATAAAATTCCTATTATTGAATATACAAGGTCATTTGATAGAATGGGCTGTTTTGAACGTCAAATATCTGAAATGGATAACTTAAACCTACTCATTTCAGATTTTACAAATGATGTTGAACAGAATACACAAGCAGTATGGCACACAAATGATGTTGATTTCCCGGTTGAACAGGAAACGACAGTTGATAAAGATGGAACACCACACATTACTGAAAAAGTAAGGAAACCAAAATCCGGAGAATGGATGCAGACCTATACATCAGCAGATGGCAAAACTCCAATAGTTGAGCCACTTGCAATTAATTACGATTACACAGGTATGCTTAACAATATCCAATCAAGGCGACAGATAATCTTGCAGAAATGCAATGTTCCACAACGAAATGATAATAGCGGTGGCAGTACAGGAGTTGCAATGTCAGATGCAACAGGCTGGTCACAGGCTGAAACAGCGGCGGCAAAACAGCAATTAATTACTGATGGCTGTAAAATGGAAGAAATAAAAGTTGTTCTTGCGGCCATTAAGCTGTCAAACAATGTTAATAGCAGTAATCCATTACTTAAATTAAGGGCAAGAGATGTAAAGCCTAACATTAAGCGACAAAAAACTTATGAAATGTCAACTAAGGTTAACGCTATGGCAACATTGATAAGCCACGGATTTAGTCTTAAAGATACAGTTGATGCAATTCCATTTTTTGATGACCCTAACGATGTTGTAGCGAGAAGCGGAAAGATGGTTAAGGCATATCAAGACAGTATAATCAACAAAGATACACAGAACCAAGCAGAGGGCGGAGATGGCGAACAATCGCCTAACAAAGACCGCACAATGCAAGACTTATCAGACCAGACAGAAAATAGTCCAGTTATAGATAAGAGCAGAACAGATAAATAATTGATATTGAGCCACAGGGTAGAAAATGCCTTGTGGCTTTTTATATGCCCTAGAGAAAGGGCAATACAAATATCGCAAGAAGTTGAGAGAACAACAAAAAACGCAGAAAGCAGAGGTAAAGAAATTATGGCAGATGTAACTAACACAACAACAGAACCAACAACTAATAATGAGCCACAGAACGAAGAGCAGACACCTAGCGTAGAAGAACTTATGGCACAGCTTGCTAGTGAAAGAGCTGAAAAAGAGAAGTATAAGAACGCTTCCAATAAAGCCAGTTCAGAAGCAGCTAAGTACAAGAAAGAACTTCGCTCAAAGCAGACAGCAGAAGAACAGGAAGCGGAAGCAAAGGCAGAAGCTGAAAAGCTACAGGCTGAAAAGTTCGAGAACATGAGCAAAGAGCTTAATCATATGAAAGCTGTCAATGCTTATCAGAAAGTTATAGGCGATGGAAAGGATATTGATTCTTTAATTGAGGCAGTTGCAGATGCAGACCATAGCCTTATAGCAACTGTAATTGCTAATGAAGTGCAAAGACAGGTTAAAGAAGCTAAGGCAGAGTGGCTTAAATCAAGACCGGCTATTAATGCAGGCGGTGGAGAAGAAAGCACAATAACACAGGAACAGTTCAACAAGATGAATTACCACGAAAGAGTGGAGTTCAAAAATAAGAATCCAGAACTTTATAAGAAGTTCACAGAGTAGAAAACGGAGGTAAATAAACTATGCCACAAACTAAGTTAGCAAATTTAGTAGATCCACAGGTAATGGCTGATATGGTATCAGCTAAGTTACCAAAGAAGATTAAGTTCTCACCTATCGCAAGAGTTGATACAACACTTGTAGGCAGACCAGGAAGCACAATCGTTGTGCCAAAGTATGCTTATATTGGTGACGCAGAAGATGTAGCAGAAGGTGTTGCTATGGGTACAACAGTGCTTACAACATCTACAACAGAAGCAAAGGTTAAGAAAGCAGGTAAGGCTGTAGAGCTTACAGATGAATCAGTGTTATCTGGTTATGGCGACCCACTTGGTACAGCTATCAATCAGATTGCTATGTCAATCGCTGCAAAGGTTGATAATGACAGCTATGACGCACTTTGCACAGCACCTATTGATTACGATGGAACAGCAGCACCTATCAGCTATTCAGCAGTTGTAGCGGCTAATAGCAAGTTTGATGATGAATCTGATTCATCACTTACAAAGATATTGTTCATCAATCCAGCGCAGGAAGCCACATTACTTAATGACGCTGATTTCAAGAGCAATGACAAGTACCCACTTAATGTAATTATGAATGGAACTATCGGTTCTATTGCGGGAGCGCAGGTTGTTAAGTCAAAGAAAGTTAAGTTAGTTAAGTATGAGCTTGATGATTCAACAGGAACAATCAATGTTGTAGCTGATACAACAAGCGAGGATGCAACTAATGTTCACCTTAACACAGCACTTGCACATACGCTTAAGCCAAAGGGCAAAGAAATCAAGGTAGGTAGCAAGTTAAAGACTGTTACAACAGAGTTCTACGCTTGCCCTATTGTTATCGTATCAGCAGAAGACCCTAACGAGGACACAGGTGCAGATGGCGTATCAGAGGAAGAGAACGCACTTACAATCTATATGAAGAGAAGCGTTGAGGTTGAATCGGACAGAGATATTCTTGCAAAGACAACTGTTATCTCTGGTGATGAACACTATACAGCAGTCTTAAGCAATGATTCAAAGGTTGTTCTTGCTAAGTTCGGAAAGTAAGAGGTGTTTATATGTTATTAAGACGACATAAAATCAACGCCGCGAAGCAGAGCGAAGAAGTAACAGCAGATAATGTAAGACAGGAAGCTGTTTATGGAGATGAGCTTAAGTACGAGGAAGAGCAGGACAAGTTCCCTGCTCAACCTACAAGCGATTACACAAAGACAGCTATTAAGCGTATGCCAACAGCGGACTTACAGGCACTTGCCTTAGAACAAGGTATTGAGAACGCAATGGAGCTTACAGGAGCAGAACTTAAAGAACTGTTAATTGAGAAATTAGGATTATAGGAGCTGAATTATGGAATACACCACATTAGAGCAAGTTAAAATCAGACTTAAACAATTTCATATTGATACAGTCGCAAATGATGATGAAACAACATCTGATGTGGTAGTGTTCGATAACAAAGAAGATAATCCAATAATCGAACAGCTTATTAAACAGGCTACAGAAGATGTAAAGGCAAAAAGAAATTACCCTGACAGCTACACAGATGAAATGATAACCGAGGACTTGAAAAAATTTGAGAGTGTTATTGTTAATCTGGCTGTCTATGACCATTCACAAGCGGGTGAAGCATTTATGGCAAGCTACAATGAAAATGGTGTCAACAGAACTTGGAGAGATAGAGACAGCTTGTTTGTTGGGGTATTTCCGTTTGCTAAGGTTTTATAAAGAAGATTGTGCGTTATCATATTGCTGATGTCGGCAATATGGTAGCAGGCGGCACACATTAAGGGTGGTGGGCGGTGTGCCATTATTTTAATTGCAGGAGATATAAAATGAAAGAATTTTTATTACAAACTTATACCATAGTATTACCGATATTACTTGGCTATATAGTTTGGCTTCTGAAGCAACAGAAAAAAGACAAAGACGCCAATAGCAAAGGCACAATGTTGCTTTTGCGAGTACAGCTTATTGAATATCACGATAAGTATATGAAAATAGGTGAAATTCCATCTTACGCTTATGACAATTTTGTTGAGATGTATAACGCATATCACGCATTGGGCGGCAATGGAATGGTAACTAAGATGTATAACGAAATACAGGAAATTCACTTAAAGAATGGAGGTAAAGATTAAAATGGATATAACATCAGTATCAACAGTAGTTGCAATCGTTGTAATAACATATCTGATAGGCTTAGGAGCTAAGGCAATTCCACACATTAAGGATAATTACATTCCTATAATCGTAGGCGTTGCAGGTGGTATCTTAGGCGTTGTAGGTATGTATGTAATACCAGACTTTCCGGCAAATGACATTCTTAATGCAATAGCAGTAGGAATTGTGTCCGGATTATCAAGCACAGGTGTTAATCAGATTTATAAGCAGGTAAAGAACAATGCTTGACATCAATAAGCAGGCTATGAAGTATTCACTTCAAGGGCAGACAGTAACTATTTATGAAAGAGATGATGACGGCAATATCCTTTATGAGGGATATACCGACACAGAGGGCAACTTCATTCCTTATCTTGATGATGAGGGAAATAAGATACCTAAAATCCTTGAAGAAAAAACAGGTTTTTCAGAGCCAGTGGATTTTAAAGCAAACATAGCTTTCAGCGGTGGAGAAGCACAGAGCAAAGAATACGGCTTTGATACCGCTGATTTTGATGCTATTTTGCTGACAGATAGGAATACATTACCTATTCAAAAAGGCGACCTTATATGGCTTAATAGCAAGCCTACATACACATCTGACAGTCTTGTTGATGAAACATCAGCGGATTTCACGATTGTAGGCATTAAGCCAGCATTATATTCAACAAAGTATATGCTTAAAGCAGTTGTAAAGTAGGTGCATTATGGCAAGACATACAATTAATATATCCTTGTCTGAAAAGTCCGTAAATGAAGCTATCAGACAGCTACAACAGTATAAGCAGAGTTTGCAGTATAAATGTGAATTGCTTGTTGAACGATTAGCAGAATTAGGCGACAAAGCGGCAATTATGAGTGTTAATGAAAGTCCATTAGGTAGGACGGTAACATTGAGAGTTGACAGAAAGCCTATTCAAGATGGCTACCAAGCTATTTTAATTGCTACCGGTAAAACTGTTGAGGTAGAAGATAGAGAGCCATTTTACACGCTATTAGCAATTGAATTTGGCGCAGGTATTCATTATAACGCTGTTGCTAATCCTGAAGCTGATGAATTAGGGTTAGGAGTTGGCACATATCCTGGACAGGTTCATGCTTGGGACGACACATGGTGGTTTTGGGATGAACAAAGTGGAAGTTGGAAACCTACTCACGGCATTAAAGCTACAATGCCTATGTATAACGCTACAATGGAGATTATTAATCAGTATAAGCAGATAGCAAGAGAGGTGTTTAGTTAATGGCAAATGCAAACGATTGGGCGACAGACCTTGAAAACACAGTCACAGCACTTATCAAGGCTAAAACCCTAACACAACTTAAAAAGAAATATCCAAAGATAGTCATAACAAATGAGGGAGAAAATAGCGGTCAAGCAGTATTCCCGACAGTATACATTCATTTACTGCCAGCAGTAGAACAAGGACAAACACTTGACGGACAGACAATAAACGCATTGTTAGCAACATTTCAAGTAGATGTTACCACTAACACAAGCAAATCTGACTGTCGTAAGGTTATGGCAGTAATTACAGATACATTTAAGACAATGAGATTTCAAGGCGCATCAATGCCAGAGTTCTCAATCGGCAATAAAGTACATAAGAGTACCGCACGATTTAGGCGGTTAATCGGAGCAAATGACAGATTATTGTAACAAAGAGCAGAAATGCTCTTATTTTTTTGCAAATTTTTAGGAGGTAGACAATGGCAGATGCAGTAGCAGGATTAAGTACACTGGGCGTTACTTTCTCTTATGGAGTCGAAACAACAGCAGGCACAAAGCCAACATCATTCAAGTTACTTACAAGAATTAATTCTATTGATGAAATTACAGTAACACCAGAAGCGATAGACGCTTCAGCACTTGAAGATAAGCAGACAAGAAATATTGCAGGCAGAGATACAGTCACAGATACAGTTGCAGTAACCGTTAATAAGACAGACGCAACAATCGAGGAATGGAAAACTCTTATTACAACATACAACGGATTAACAGGCGGCAAGAGAATGTGGTTTCAGGAGATTACTCCGGGCATAACAGATGCAGAGTTCTTTGTGGCACAACCACCATCAAAGTTGCCAATCACAAGTAAGGAGCAGAATGGACTTCTTACAATGGCTATCAACCTTATTATTGAGGATATGGTAGGAACAGATACAGCAGTAACCCCAACATCGGGGGAATGATAAGCCAATCGACTAAATCAAAGGCTGTGTCGATTGGTGGCACAAACGCCAAAACAGCCGACTATACATCATATCTTGATGATGTAACAGAATAATTATTTTAAAAGGTAGGTGCGGTGTAAAATCCGCACCTTTCCCTATATGGACGATAGGGTGGGAAAGGGTAAAAATTATGATGAATATTGACGTAAACGGAAAAGAATACAAAGTTGAGTTCTCTTTTGGTGCGGCAGAGTGCAAAGAGATAGTGCAGAAAATGTTTTCTGTTGTTAATGGTTCTTACTTACTTGCACAGACAGATAAAAGCGTTGCACAGGCTTCCTTTGACGGATTAGCAAATATGACAGCAGATGTGCCAGAGATTTGCATTTTAGCCATTTATGCAGGTTGTATTGATAACAACCCAGTAACAATGGATGAAGCAAAGGAACTCACTAGGGCATATATCACAGAGAAGAGAAAAACAGATAAAAGTTACGGATACAGAACGCTATTCGAAGAAATCAAGAAAGCGATGGAAGATGATGGTTTTTTCGAGTTGAGCGGAATAACAGCGATGCTAGAGGAGATGGCGAACAATGTGGAAGAAGCAACACAGGAACAGAAGAAGCCGACAGTAGTTCCGCAAGACCACAAGAAAAAGCAGACTTCCACAAAATAATCTGGGAAGAATACTTTGTCTTAGCCAGTTCGCTAGGCGTTAGTTATTCAGATTTTCTAAAAATGACACCTAAAAAACTATGGGCTGTTGTAGAGGGTAAAAAACTTGAAAGACAACGAATGGATTCAGATATATGGTTTGCGATAGGTAGTTACATACTCCCAGCAATCAAGATAGGTGTTAGAAGTGGTGCTTGGGGCAAAGGTGAGCTTGAATACCCAGATAAGCCTATTTATAGAGATATTAACAAAAAAGAGAACAGCGAAGATGAAATACAAAGAAAGAGAGAAGAGTTTGTTTTGAATATGAAAATACGAAAAGCAAACTGGGATTTAACACACCCTAAAAATGATAAGCCGGAGGTATAAGCGTGGAATTAGACAGTTTAGAAGTCAAAATTACCGGTACTGCCAAGAAAGCTATTGATTCTGTTGATACACTAATAGAACATCTTACAAGGCTGTCAACATCACTTGCGACTGCAAATGGCTCATCACTAAACAGCCTTGCGAGCGGTGTTAGTCAGTTAGGTTCTGCTATGCAGAATATGAACGTAGGAACAGCAGATTTTACAAGGCTTGCTAAGAACATCACAAAGATAGGTTCTGTTGATTCGGTTGCCATAACTAACACAGCTACATCACTTCAAGCTGTCACAAAGGCAGTTGCAAGCATATCAGCTATACCACAGAACGCAACGCAGGTCACAGAATTTGCAAAGTCACTTGGTAAGCTAGGCAGTAAGAGTATAGAAAATGCCGTTGTAAACATTCCGAAATTGGGCAATGCTTTAAATGGCTTAATGACAACGCTATCAAGAGCACCAACGGTAAGCCAGAATGTTATTCAAATGACTAACGCATTGGCTAATCTTGCTAGTCAAGGTAGCAAGGTGGGTACTTCTTCAAACTCACTTCAAAAGTCGCTGTATGGCGTTTCTACAAGTGCTAGAACAGCAACTAGAAGTAGTTGGAACTTGGCAAGTGCAATAGGTAAGTTTTATGCCACTTATTTTATGGTAATTCGTGGCAGTAAGAAACTTATAGAAGCTATCAAGTCAACAACAGATTACATTGAAGCGTTCAACTATCAAGCGGTTGCATTTGGCAAAATCGGTTCAGAATGGGATAAGGATTACGAAAAGTACGGATATGATAACGCTACAGCATATGCAGAAAGTTTTCAAAACAGAGTAAATGATACTCTTGGGAAATTATCTGGTTTAAAAGTCAATGTTCAAGGCGGTTTGCTTGAAGAAAGCGGAGCTAAAAACTTAGGACTTAACATACAAGAAGTAACACAGTATGCTTCACAGTTAGCTTCTGTCACTAATTCGCTAGGGCAGACAGGAGAAGCAACAACGGCAATAACAAAGTCAATGACAATGCTTGCAGGCGATATAAGCTCACTTTTTAATGTGGACTACTCAACAGTAGCACAGAACTTACAAAGTGGCTTGATTGGTCAATCAAGGGCATTATACAAATATGGCATTGATATTACTAACGCTACATTAGCGACGTATGCCTATAACTTAGGCATTTCTAAGTCTGTATCAGAAATGACACAGATGGAAAAGCAACAGTTAAGAGTATTAGCAATATTAGACCAAAGTAAAGTATCTTGGGGTGATTTAGCAAACACTATCAACAGCCCATCAAATATGTTACGCCAGTTCAGTAACAATATGAAAGAAGTAGGAATGGTAGCAGGACAGCTATTTATCCCAATTCTTTCAAAGGTTATGCCAATAGTAAACGGAGTAGCTATTGCAATCAAAAGATTATTAGTTGGTCTTGCTTCTTTAATGGGCGTTAAGATTGACTTTGAGAGCTTCGGACAAAGTGGCTATAAAGATACATCAGATGGCTTAGAAGATATTTCAGATGGCTACCAAGATGTAGCTGATTCAGCTAAGAAAGCTACATTATCCCTTATGGGATTTGATGAAATAAATAAATTACAGGACGATACAAGCTCAAGCAAGGGTTCAAGTGGTGGTGGCGGTGGTAGCACTATTGATTTGACAGATGATATTGCTAAGGCGGCGGCTGATTATGAAGCGGCATGGAATAAAGCATTTGCAAATATGGAAAATTCGGCAGTTGCTTGGGCTGATAAGATAGAGAAAGCACTTGAACCTGTTAGGAAGATATTTAAAGACTTCGCAATCGGGGATTTCTATGCAGCAGGACAAGATACATCTAACCTTGTGGCAGGAATTTTTAATTGGTTTGCAAAGGCTATAGATGATGTTCCTTGGTATACAATTGGACATAATATAGGAGAGTATTTAGCTGGACTTAATTGGCTTGAAATATTTTCAAGCCTTGGCAATGTGTTATGGCAAGCCATTAAAGCAGCTATCGAATTATGGAGTGGTTCATTTACGGCAGCACCAATCGAAACAACCTTAATAACGGCTATAGCAGCATTAAAATTTACAGGCTTAGGAAGTGTTTTGAAAAAGAAACTTGTTACAGTAATAGGGACAAGTATTAAAGGTGCTTTAAAATCATTCGGAACAGGTAGTATAATATCAGGAATAGGTGGATTACTTACAACAGATATAGGCACTATTATAGGAGCAGGAACAGCAACAGAAATAGGCTTAACTATAGGTGCTGGAATAGTAGGTGGAATAGTAGCTGCTATTGCTGGATTTAATTTAGGCAATTGGCTCAATGAAAAATTAACAGGTGAGAAAATAGATATGTCAATGTTTGACCAAATAGCATATCTTATAAAAGCACCATTTGAAGATTTACCTAGCTTTATTGACGGAGTGATAGAAACTATCACATTCGGGCATAAAGATGATATAGCAAATTGGTGGACTACAAGTGTTGCACCTTGGTTTACTAAGGCAAAATGGGGAGAATTAGGCGACAATGCTAAAACTTCATTAAGCAATGCTTGGAATAGTTTTTCTAATTGGTGGGGCAATACAGCTATCGTAGGTTGGTGGAACAATAGCGTAGCACCTTATTTTACAAAAGCAAAATGGCAATCTCTTGGAGATAACGCAAAGGGTAGCTTAACTGATAGTTGGACTTCGTTCAATAATTGGTGGAGTGGCACAGGAATATATAATTGGTGGAATGATAATGTCTCACCATATTTTACTAAAGAAAGATGGGGCAACTTAGGTGAAAATATTAAGAATAGCTTATCTAACAGTTGGGATAGTTTTTCTAACTGGTGGAGCGGCACAGGCATATATAACTGGTGGAATAACCACGTAGCACCTTACTTTACAGCAGACAGATGGAACGATATGGCAAGCGGAATAATGCAAGGACTTAAAAGCGAGTGGTATAACGTACTTGATTGGTGGGATAGCAAGCCAGAACTTCACAGAATATCAGTTGCAATAGAAGATTTCTTTAGTTATATACGAGATTTATGGTACGACCTAAAGGACTGGTGGGGCGACTTATCACTTAGATTCCCTCATATTAAAATGCCACATTTTAGCATTGAGGGCGAATTTAGTCTTATGCCTCCAGAAGTACCTCATATTGGCGTTGACTTTTATGCAAATGGTGGATTCCCAAACAAAGGGCAGTTGTTCGTTGCTAATGAAGTTGCGCCCGAAATGGTTGGTACTATGGATGGAAGAACAGCAGTAGCCAATCAACAGGAAATTACAACAGGTATTGCTAATGCAGTTTATCCAGCGGTTTACAATGCAGTTGTAGCGGCTATGTCAGAAGCTAACAACAATGTAAATATAACATTACAAGGTGACGCTGATAAATTGTTTACAATGGTACAGGATAAAGCCAATAACTATACCAATATGACAGGTCAAGCGGCTTTTCCATATTGATAAGATTTGCGTATTGTGTTATTCTTTTGCTATAAAATAAAAGCAAAGGGGCAACACAATATGGCAGAAAAGAAAGCAAAGAAAAAAGACAGTAAACTAAGCATAGCGGCGGCAGTAACAGCACTATTTATATTCACAATCCCAATAGGTTTTATATTGGCTATTGCGGATTTAATTAAAAGTAAAGGCGACAAGTCACAAAGACACTTAGGCTCTTACTTTGCAATAGTATCTTTTGTACTATTTCTGATAGTTGCTTTTAGCAATGGAAGCGGTAACAACAGTAACAATGCCAATGCTACAAAACAAGCTAGTGCAACACAGCAAGATACAGACACAGCAACAAATGATGACACAACGCTTAAATACCTTAAACACGAAGTAATTACAGATAGCAATGATAGAGAAGTAGTTGTTGTCTATTTTGACTTTACAAATAATTCAAAAGACAACGAAGCATTTATTTACAACTATAATGTCACTTGCTTTCAGAATGGCAAGGAACTTGACTATCCGTTAGCTAGTTTTGATGTTGACGAATATAACAATGCGGCAAGAGAGTTGCAGACAGGTGCGAATATTACAGTTGCTAGGATATACATACTAGAAGATAAGAGTGACGTTGATTTAGAAGTGACAGCTTGGGGTTCAAGTAAGAAACTTATGAAGCTGACATTAAAAGTAGAATAAAAAAATCAGAACAAGTTGGGTAGACCTGTTCTGATTAGCACATATGAGTACATATAAGTTGCTCACGTCAATAATAACAAATAAATAGCAAAATGACAAGGGCATTTCACTTAATTGTGAGGTGCCCTTTTTGTTACACATTTTTAGGCAGAAAGGGGCAATTGAATGATAAGTGCTGTAATTATCGAGGGGGTGACATTCCCAGTAGCATATAACGGCTACACATACAGCAGAAACAAGATATGGTCTAAGAATACAGGAAGAAACGATTATGGAGAAATGGTAGGCACAATCGTGAATATCAAAGACAAAGTAGAGCTTCAATTACCGCCATTAACAGGTGAACAGGCACTATTACTTGACAATGTAGTAAGCGACATAGATAACCCATTCCCAACAGCACAAGTTTTATTCTTAGGTGGCACACAAAAGGAAATGACAATATACACAGGAGATGTGACATATCCATACCTAACAAGAGCAAAGAATGAGGACGGATTAATAGTCGGAGCAAAATTAAGTTTGATTCAGAAATAGAAAGAGGGTTCCACATGAAACTTAAAACAAGTGAGTTAATAGACAGATTTGAGAGTTTGAGCAACATATCGCATGACAAGACTACAGGCAGAATTGCTATGGCTGTTATGTGCAATATTAAGGCGTTAGAAAAACTGTATAAGACAACGCTACAGACCATAGAAGATACTAAGATTAAGTATGCAGACAAGGACGACAGTGGCAATCCAGTTGTCAATGATAATCAGTATCAGATTACATCAGAGAACTTAAAGAAGTTACAGGAAGAACTACAGGAAATTAATGAGCAGGAGATTGAAGCGCCTGACATGACAATGCTTCCTATGGACGCATTCGACAAATGCGAAGAGATTACACCAGCTAAACTGTACTCAATCGAGTTTATGATAAACCATTAATTAATCAATAAAGGCGGTGTAGAATGAAGATATTAGACACAGCTATGACAGAAATTGTGAGCGGAAATAGTACAAGATACTATTCCAAGTATGTTGTTGCCGGAAAGGAACATACTGAAACGCTTAACAATTTTAAATATCAAAATATAATAAATCCAAATAACGAAATCACGATAGGTAACACTTGTGCAAGCAGTGTTACCTTTTCTATTTATATGCCAACAGTAAGCCTTGAAAACAAGGAAATTACTGTATTTGAGGGCGTTAAGGTAAATGGAGAAATACAATATATTCAGTTAGGAATATTTACAGTTACTAAGCAGACAAGTGACGGAGAATATACAAGCTACGAAGCATACGACAGAATGTATAAGGCTGATATGCCTTATTTTTCTGATATGACATTTCCCAGCACAGATAAAGCTATTCTTAATGAGATATGCAGTAAGTTAGGCATATCTTTAGCAACAAACATAGTTACAGCACATACTATTAATGAAAAGCCGCAAGGATATACCTATAGGGAAATTATTGGCTATATGGCTATGCTACAAGGCAGTAATGCGGTAATTAATGCTGATAGCAACCTTGAATTAAGATGGTATAAGGATAGCGACTATGTACTTGACGGACATAAGTATTATCAGCAAGGCGTTACATTTACAACAAGCAAGGATTTTATTATACAGAAGCTGACTTGCAACAATACCAAAAGCGGTTCTACAGAACAAAGCCAGATTACTTCTGGTGACGGAGCAACAGGATTAACATTTGCCAATCCGTTTATGACACAGGCAATTCTTGACGAAATTTATAAAAAGATAGGTGGTTTTACATTTAGACCGCTTGCGGTTAAGTTTGTCGGTGACTACCGACTAGAAGTTGGTGACATTATAACTGTCAATAAAGGCGGCGTTGATTACAAAGTACCTATAATGCAGATTACGCACGAATGTGACGGCGGTTTAATTAGCACAGCTACATCTATCGGACAATCTGATACAGAGAATACAAGTGTTGCTTCTGGACCGATAACTAAGCGAATGGAGCGGTACTATGCCGACTTGATAGCTGTAAATAAGGCACTGATTAATAAATTAGATGTGGACACAGCTAAGATTACCTATGCAACAATAACTAATCTTAAAGCGACTAATGCAAGCATTGAAAATCTTAAGACAAATAAGTTAGATGTAACATATGCAGAGATTATTAATGCCAACGTGGAAAGCCTCAAGGCAGCTAATGCTGATATCACGCAGTTGAAAGCTAATTCATTAACGGCGGATATAGCAGATCTAAAGTATGCACAAATTGATTTTGCGAATGTCAAAGGACAGGTTGTTACAACATCACTCATTAAAGATGGTGCAGTAACAAACGAAAAGGTAGGGAATTTATCTGCAAATAAGATAACTTCAGGCGAAATTGATGCAAGTAAGATAAAAGTTTATAACCTTAATGCAGATTATCTTACAGTAGGTTACATCAATGGTAAACGCATTGGAAGCGGCTCAATAGAGCTTGATAAATTAGCCGAGGAAGTACCAACAAAAGAATACTTAGATAAAGTACAAGAAGAGTTACAAGGTCAAATTGACGGAAATATCGAGACATTCACTAAGACAGAAATACCTACGCTTAATAATGAGCCGGCTGTTAATTGGACTGATAATGCCATAAGAAAGAAACATATAGGTGATATCTGTTATGTGGTTAATCCAGCTTCAAGCACAGACGGATATTCATACAGATTTGCCAATACTGGCACAGAGCAAGCACCTGTATATGAATGGGTACTAATTAAGGATAGTGATGTTACTAAGGCATTGCAGGACATTATTAACATCAATGGTGAGATTACAGGCATTAAAAAGTTTAATGTTGAAATTAGTTCATGGAAAACTGATACAGATAGTGAATTATCAAGTCTTAAAACACGAACAACCAGCCTTGAAACTGATATTGGTAACAAGGTTGATACTACGACATTTAACAAGGTCAAGCAGACTGTTGATGAAAATAGTTCAACAATAACTAAAATGTCTGAAACACTTAGCAAAAAAGCTGACAGTGGCACAGTTACAACTTTAAGTAATACTGTTAACAGCATTAAGCAGACAACAGATAGCAATACATCAAGTATTTCAAGCTTAACAACAACTGTCACAAAAGTAGAAAATACAGCTAACAGTGCAAGTAAAACAGCTACAGCTGCAAACAACACTGCTAATACAGCGAAGTCAACGGCTGATAGTGCATTATCTAAGGTCAATACGCTTACAACTACTGTAACGAACCAAGGTTCAAGCATTACACAGCTTCAAGGTAGTATTACTAATAAGGTTTGGAAAACAGATATAACCGAAAGCGTTAATAACCTTCAAGTTGGTGGAACAAATATGTTACTATGGACTACAACAATGCCTGGTAAATTTAGTTCGGATAGTTCTGGAGCTTCTTCAAAAGGTACAGTTTCATATCAATCTGATGGTAGTGCTTTTGTTATTAACAATAATTCAAATTTCCGTTTTCAATATCATCCTGATGTAAATGTTATGATTGGGGCAACATATGTTGTTTCTGCTTATTATAGAGATGTAAGTGGCGCACAGGCGCATCAATTTCAGATAGCATATGCAACAGCAAGTGGAAAATATGCGGATTTTCATGGAGTAACAGGAACACGAGAAGTAGGAGATGGTTGGAAACAATCGTACTTAGTATTTACAATTCCAGATACTATAAAGACTTCAAACTTAATAACTGTATATTTAAGAAGTGGCGCAGACTATACTTTGTATAATCATAGCTATTATATTAAAAATGTCAAATTAGAATTAGGCAATAAAGTAACAACTTGGTCGCCGGCACCCGAGGATGTGTCTAGCGGTATAAATGCTGTTGATACAAAAGTAACAACTGTAAGCAATCAGTATACAACTCTTAATCAGACTGTTAATAGTATTTCAGCTACAGTTAATAGTCACACTTCACAAATTGCTACAAAAGCAGATAACAGCACTATAACTACACTTAACAACAAGGTTACATCTTTGACAACTGATTTAAGTGGGTTTAAGACTACTGTCAGTAACACATATGCAACAAAGAATAGCTTAAGTAATTACGCAACAACAGCTGCTATGAACTCTGCTATATCTCAATCTGCTAATAGTATAACTCAATCGGTATCTGCTACTTATGCGACAAAAAGTAGCCTTTCTTCTTATGCGACTACGGCTAGTTTATCTGCTTATATAGCTAAAACTGATACTGGTACGCTTAAAAGTTGTATCGAAGCTATTGCAGATACAATTAACATTACTGCAAGGGGCGGTCTTAATTTAAGCGGTAATAGATTCACACTTAGCAGTACAAATACAACCATTACAACGGACGGAACTATAACAACTAAAAAATTCGTTGGAAATGGCGGTACGATTGGCGGCTGGAATATAGATTCTACCTCGATATACAGTGATTATTTATATAACACTACTGTAGGTTATGGTAAGTACAGAGTATCACTTAATAAATCCACAGGAAGTGATTCAAAAATTTTCTCTGTTAGAGAAACTGTTAAAGATAATGTGTTCAACTATCCATTTTATGTTAGAAGCGATGGATATATGTATTCGGTAAAAGGACAAATTAGTGGATTTCAATTTGATTCAAATAAGATGTCAAATACAGTTTCTATATATTTACTACCGGATAAAGATGTGTTACATACCTTGCGAAATGCCATTGTAAACAATACAACATCACAACTCGCATTAAGTCAATACGACCTAAATGGAAGTGGCAAAGTTGATTTGACTGATTTTGTAGTAGCAAAAAATTATGTTTTAGGAACACAGACAGAAGCCAATTTTAGTAAGTGGAAGTATGCAAAAAAAAGTGACATAACATATAAGCTTAACCCTTCTGACGTTAAGAACGCTTTGAGTATTTCAGGTACTGATATTTGGGGCAAAACAAGGCAAACTACATTAGGAATAGGCACATTGTATAGCAATGAAATCAGTTGCGATAATTTGATTGTTAAAGACCCAGTAGACTATTCAACTTTTAACACCTTTTTGAATACAATAAACGTCAGAGAATCATCAACATCAATAGATTTAGCTAGCTTCACACGCAACTACGTTATCAAGGGTAATGGAATGCTTATTGTTAATATATCAGTTTGGACGGACGCTACAGATGATTATGGAACTACTGCAGCAGAAATATACATTGACAACAAATGCGTTACGGAGAACCGCCACAGAATGACAAATAGCCATCCGTCAGAACTTGCAGGTGGTACTACATTTGTTTGGTGGTTTAATGACAATACAACACATAATATCCAAATAAAAGCCGGTTCGTCTAAAGAGGGCACAAAGACTTATACACAATCTATTCAAGCGCTATTTGGACTACAAATATCAACATAATGCAAACCAAATGGTTTGCAATCGGATATTAACAATTAAGGACATCTTCGGGTGTCCTTTTTTAATACAAATTAGGAGGTAAAACACAATGTTAGACATCAACTCATCAATTCAAAAAAACGGAACATTATCTGTTCAAAATTCAGACGGAACACTTAAACAGGTGGCTTATCTGTCAGCTACAATCAGCGAAAGCGGCACAGTTAGTATGTCAGCCAGCTTTAATGATTTTGCGGCATACTTAGCAAATGATATAGCACTAGACAGCGAGCTTAAGAGTTTCCTCGATGGCGTTAAAAACACTTACAAGGCAACATACAGCACAGAAGATAACACAATTAGTTCAGATGCAGTAGATATAACAGGAACAACAGAAAGTGAGGTATTTTAGTATGATTAAGTGTGGAGATTTTTCAGCGTGGAATGGTGATATTGACTGGAACAGAGTTAAGGCGGCAGGACTTACTCACGCTATCCTTAAGGTTATCAGACGTGATTTTGACCCAGATAAGCAGTTTGAAAACAACTGGAAAGGCTGTCAGTTAGCAGGTGTGCATATCTGCGGTGTATACAATTATGTTTACACACCAACAGTAGAAGAAGCTATTGCGGCGGCTAACAGAGTACTTGAGGTGCTTGACGGACGTAAAGTAACAGTTTGGATGGACGTTGAAGATACTTGTATGCGGAACTTAGGTTCAGAGCTTATCGACATTATCAAGGCTTACAAAGAAGTTATTGAGGAAGCAGGCTATCAGTTCGGTGTATATACTGGCTTATCATTCTACGGCAGTTACATCAGGCCTTATACAAACCCTAGTGACTTAGACTGTCCGTTCTGGATAGCACGTTACTACTTAGGTTATGATGAAATGCAGTTAAATGATGATGTTAACGCAGATAAGACACCCAGTATCGACCATTATCTTGCGGGGTGGCAGTATACTTCTAGCGCAAGAATTGACGGTGTAGACGGAGCTTGTGACTTATCAGAATTTTATGGTTTCCACAATGATGAAGATAACACAGAGGATAACGGCGAAGAAGACAACACAGAGGATAATGCAGATGAACATGTATATGCTACATATGCGGCTTATACAGATAGATGGTGGGGCGAAGTAGAGGACAGAGAAGATTGGGCTGGTGCAGGCGACAATAAAGCTATCACAGCACTTATTATCAAGGTCAGCAGAGGTTCAGTTAAGTACAGAGTTCATACACTTAATGGTGATTGGCTTCCTTACGTTACAGATTTCAATTATAATGATTTCTACAACGGCTTTGCAGGCGACCAGAAAACACCGATAGATGCCGTAGAAATCATCTACTACACACCAGAGGGTGAACCTTGGAAGTATGCTAAGTACATGGTATCTGTATTCAACAACCGCAACTTCTATCCAGAGCAGATAGATGATGAAACATCTAACGGAATGGACGGATATGCAGGTGTTATGGGTAATGCTATCGACAAGTTCCAGTTAGTTGTCGAATAGTGTCAGAATAACACGACCGAAAGTATTTGAAATATACTAACGATAAATGTATAATAAACTTGTCTTTGAGAAAAGACCCTTAAACATTTTCAAGTTCTGGCAGGCGATATTGTTTGATTGGCGTTGGCAATATCGCCGCTACACTTGACACGATAGAACGTGTGTTCTATAATAATCGTATCGCTATCAAACGTGCAAGGGCAAGAGAGGGGAGTGCAGGTTTATGAGTAATGAGGAATACAGGCAAAAGATAACAAAAATGATTAATAAAATAGAAGATAACTGGATATTAGAACAAATATTTAAGTTTATATGTAATATGACAAAAGAGAGGGCGTAAACCCTCTCTTTCTTACTTTTCGTCTAGCAATTTCTTTGCGATACTTTCCAAACATTCCCAATCTTTAGGCTCAAGCCTTGCCAATGCGTTAACAAGCTTCTTTTCAAAGCTGTCATCGTTCAATTCCATAACTTCATTAACAAAAGCACCAATCTCTTGTTCTCTTGTTCTCGATTTGAGCATTTTCCCATTGCCAGTTCGCAGCCATTCTTCATTGACATTAAATTCTCTGCAAATATCAGAAATAGTTCTGTCTGATGGAGTTTTTGTTCCGATTTCCACTTGGGCAATAAAATTTCTCGACAAACCGATTCGCTTAGAGAATTCTTCTTGTGTCATACTTAAAGACTTTCTTAGGCTCTTTATCCTTTCATTCATCTTCAAACCTCCTTTCATCATTACTATACAACAAAAAAGTCCCTAAGTCAACAAAAAACTATTGACAAGATGTTTCTTGGGGACTATACTATGTTTACAAGGTCAACAGAAAGGAAGTGAGAACAAAGAATGAAAAAGTTAAGACTTTGTGACATAGCATTAATAACGTCAATAATCGCTGTTATTATTGCGATATTGAACATTTCATTTACGATACTTGACATATTATTTTGATTATTAAATCAGACAAACTGATTATTATTGCAATAATTGAAATCGCAAGTGAAATTTTTGAGTATTTACTAGAAGAAACAGCATTTTTATTAGCGGTATCTGCTAATGATTGAGCGGATTTAGCAGTATCTTGTGCTGATTGAGCCAGTTTTTCTAAAGCAGGAACAGTATTTTTTAAATATTCTGATTGGCTTTCCATCAATTCATATGGCGATTTGCCTTTTTCATATTTAGGCATTTCTACATTCGGAATTACTGGTTTAACAAGCATATCATCTAAGTTTGGATAATTTGGAACATATTGCATAGTAGTACTCCTTTGTTTTTTTAAACACATTATATCACAGAAAGGAAGTGAATTAAATGAGCGAAAAGGAAAAGGAAATCATTAAGAAGTTATCCGATACAATTCCAAAACTTGATGACAACAAGAAAAATTATATTCTTGGTGTCGCCGAGGGGATGGCAATGGTAAGAGAATCAGAAAAAACTGATAGAAAGGAGTAAAAATGGCAAGCTTTATTGATGAAGTAGAGAAAAGTTATCTTAATAGTCTTAAAGACAACTTATGCAAAACTTGTGAGGGAGCTGTATTTATGGAGAAATATTTTTCTTCAAGGTCTGCTATCTCTGAATTAGAGAATAAAGTTTTATCAGAACTCAAAGATAGCAAACTAACAGTTGCGGAAATGATTGGCTTTTTAGAGTATATGAAACAATCTATTAAAAACCACTCATTTCTTCCCCAAGAGAAAGAACACTGATACAGCACTCTTTATCAAAAGCAATGTTGCCCTCTGGTATTTCCTTAGCAGTCTTGAGTATGGATAATACTTTGTCAGAGTGAGGATATTCAAGACCACAGTTAGGGCAAACAATCTTGCTAGTAGATATATCTTCGCTAACGGTATATTTGCTATAACAAGTGCAAGTTATTTGAAACTTTAGAAACATATTTTCACCTCTTTTCTTAATAGAATAAGAGGATTATACCACAAATTATTTAGAAAGGAAGTTTATGGAATTACAGATTTTTAGTAATGAAGAGTTCGGAGAAATCAGAACAATAGAAATTGATGGAAAACCATATTTTGTAGCTACAGACGTAGCAACAGCACTTGGCTACGTAAACCCACGCAAGGCAATAAGTGACCATTGCAAGGGAGTAACGAAACGTGACACCCCTACATCTAGTGGTGTTCAGCAGATGTCATACATAAATGAGGGCGATTTGTACCGACTTATTATGAAATCAAAATTACCTAGTGCAGAGAAATTTGAAAGTTGGGTAATGGACGAGGTTCTTCCATCAATCAGAAAGACAGGCAGTTATAGTATGCCAAAAACAACAGGCGGTCAGATACAGCTTTTAGCACAGGGCTATACAGAACTTGAACAGGCTGTTAACTCTATCAAAGAAGATATGACAGAGCTTAAGGATAACACACCTCTTTACGGCTGTGAGATTGATGAGGTCAAACAGCACGTTAATAGAAAAGGTGTAATTGTACTTGGTGGCAAGGATAGTGAAGCTTATAAGAACGGCAGTATTCGCAGTTCAGTATATTCTGACATATATAAGCAGTTAAAACGAGAGTTTGGTTGCGTAACAACATATAAGAGCATAAGAAGAAAGTACATTGATAATGTACACAAGTTTATAGATGATTATGCGTTGCCTATGGCACTTGCTGAACAGGTAAAAGAAGCTAATGCACAGATAAGTATGAGTTTTTAAGAAAGGAGTAAGAGTTGGAAAGGCAAAGATACACAATAACAGGCAAAAACGGAAAAAGCGTAATTGCCGAGAAAGAAGCTTCTCGTTTTATAAGCATTGATGAATTTGCACAGCATATCGCTATGGATATTGTGGATGATTACAGAAATATTAAAAGCGGCGATAAGCACCTTGAAGAAACTGACATTGAGCTATCAATCAAAGTACTTACCGCCATTTCCCCAGTAATCGAAGCATTTAGAAGTGCTTCAGGTTACGGAACGGATTGTTAGTCGCTTCTGCCTTTGCTAATTGCGGTTCTTCAGTAGGCACTGAACTGATGATTTCTGAATAGTATTGGTCGTACAGTTTTCTAAAATCATCATATGAGCCATTATAACCACAAATTTTAGCGGTAGCATAAGCTGATATATATTTTTCGGCAGTCATATTTCACCTCTTTCCTATAAAAAGATAAGAGGATTATATCACAATTTTTAAAATAAGGAGAAGTTTATGGAAGATATACAGGTAACACCACAATATAGCATATCAATAGAGGAATTGATAGCAGAAAGAAACAAGTTAGAAATCTCTATTGCGGCATACAAGAAAGCTAAGAGAGACAGCAGGATAGCTGAATATTTATGGATGTTATCAGCAATATTATTTGTTGTGTCAATGATATTTCAGCTTATTAATTAGAAAGGAGTTTTAGCAGATTGATATTTATTATTTCTGAAAAAGGCGAAAGAGAGCAGATTAATGAGGTAGAAAAACTTGAAATCCTGGCACACATTGGCAGAAGAACAAGTTACCTCTTAGGAAGAAATAAACATTGTGAGCCATTAAGATACATGGTTGTAAATGACATTTTAGGACAGTTAAAGCACGAATACGGGTGTGGTTTGAGTGAACTTAAAAAGAAGTACATAGCAGACACTCACGATTATATCGACTGCTACGAACTGCCTATGATAATGAAAGAGAGATATAAGCTATGATACAGGGATTTATGTTGGGCGTTGTTGTCGGAATGATACTAGAAACTATATGTATTGTAGTTACAACATTAAAGATTAAAGCAAAAGAAAGGAAAGAACAATATGAAACAGGTAAACGAGAAAGTAATAACAGTGCAGGATTGCATTGATATGTACGAGAAAAAGGATATGTATACAGTTATTGACGGCGGTAAAGTTGTAGGGTTTGTTGAGAAAGGAGTAACAAATGATAAATAATAACAGGGCTTATATATTAGGAAAAGTTACTAAAAAGCCAGCCTTTTCACACGAGATATGTGGCGAGGGATTTTACCTCTTTTATATAGAGGTTTTAAGAAAGAGTGGAAGTACAGATACACTTCCAGTAATCGTATCGGAAAGATTAATAAGCATTAATAGGCTTGATGTAGACAGAACTGTAGTAATTGACGGACAGATAAGGTCATACAACAAGCATACAGATAATGAGGAACATAGTCATCTAATACTTAGTGTATTCGCCAAGGAAATAGATGTACTAGAAGATGTTGAAATTAATCCGGATGCAGATAATGCTGTTGAGATTGTAGGTCACTTATGCAAGTCACCTATATATAGAAAGACACCACTTGGAAGAGAAATCGCTGATATTCTTGTCGCAGTAAACAGACCATACGGAAAGTCTGATTACATACCTTGCATAGTTTGGGGCAGAACAGCTAAGTTTGTCGGTCACTTGCCAGTAGGAACACATATAGAAATGACAGGTAGGTTTCAGTCAAGACCTTATACAAAAAAGATAAGCGAAGATGAAATTGAAAACAGAGTAGCTTATGAGGTGTCAGTAGGCAGAGTTGAAATTATAGAGGAAGAGGAGAATGCTGATGAATAGTGATATTACAGTTTCAGAATTAGCAAATATGGCAGCAGACAATGAAAAGCGTTGTCAAGTATGGCATCCAGTTCAGGGTGTTATCTTTGACGGCACGTTTGATGAACTTGACAGACGGCATTATCTGGCAGACAAGACAGTTGATAACTTCTCAATAGAAGATGATGTGTTCGTTATGAATATATAAATAAGGAAAGGATATGTTTATGAAAAGAGCAGTTTTAAAAAAAGTAACACTTGAAAACTTCATGTGTTACGCACACGCAGAGTTTGATTTTTACGCCATTACAAAGATTATGGCTAAGAATGGCAAGGGCAAGTCAACTATTGCGACAGCTTATCTGTGGTGCTTATTCAACTGTGATTATGAATTAAAGGATAATCCGGTTGTTAGACGAGAGGTTGACGGAGTACCAGTTGATGATATGGATACAAGCGTTGAACTTACACTTGATATTGACGGAAAAGAAATCACTATGAAGAAAGTGCAGAAGCGTACTTACAGCAAAGATGGCAGCAGTTATAAGGATGATAACAAGTATTTCATCAATGATGTGCCTAAGACATTAAAGGACTTCAATGCGTACCTTGACGTGGATATGAATGTATTTAAGATGTGCAGTAATGTGAACGCATTTCTTAATCAGAAGCCGGCAGAAATGAGAGAATACCTATTCAGCCTTATAGAAGATGTTATAGACCTTGATATAGCTTCACAGAAAGCTGAATTAGCCGAGTTAGTTCCTTTGCTTAATAAGTATACAGTTGAAGAATTATCAGCTATGAATAAAGCTACAAAGACTAAAATCACAAAGGATTTGCCGATTCTTGACGGACAGATTAAGGAAAAGGAAAGAGATATACAACTTAAACAGGCTATTGAGGTATCAGACCTTGAATTGCAGAAGAACAGCCTTAAAGAACAGATTGCTGATTGTGTGGCAAAGCAGGCCGACAACGACAAGCTGATGACTGAATATGACAAGGCTAGTTCGGATATTCTTAATCTCAAATTTGAACTTGGCGATATGTCACGCAAAGCTAATGAAGAAAATATCAAGGCTAGGAGAAAACTTGAATCACAGATTAGTAACCTTAATTATGTGATTGAGGATAGCAAGAAGTCAATCAGCAACGCAGAAGATGTTGTTAGTTTTGATAAGGACAAGATAGCTGAATATCAGAAAACACTTGATGATAGCAGAACCGAATGGAAAGCTGAAAAAGAGCGTGTATTTGACGAGAATAATCTTATTTGCCCTTATTGTAAACAGGAATACCCAGAGGAAAAGAAAGAGAAACTAAAGGCAGATTTTAAGGCACATAAAGAAACTGAACTTAGCAGAATTACCGATAAGGGCAACACAGCTAAGAAAATGCTTGATGAAATCAAAGGATTGTTAGTTGAAGCTGAACAGGAATTGGCTGACAGAAAGCAGAAGTTAGAAAAGCATTTAGTTGATTTAGCAGACCTCGAAAAGCAGTTATCAGAACTTCCACAGGAAATTGATGTGACAGGCACAGAGAAATATAAGGCACTTGAAAAGCAGATAGCCGAAAAAGAACAGGCTATGCACAAGGCTAATGATATTTCAGCAGTTAAGGCAGAATTAAAGGCACAGGAAACAGCTTTAAGGCAGCAGTTAGCAGAATGTGAAAGCCAGATTGTAAAGTCTGATACGGCAGCAGACGAACAGCGACTTGAAGAATTAAAGCAGACAAGGATTGATAGTGAACAGAATAAGGCTAATGCCGAGAAAATTCTTGATTTACTTGATGAATTAGACAAAGCAAAGAATGAAGCCTTGACAGAAGCAGTAAACAGCCATTTTGGATTAGTTAAGTGGCAGTTGTTTGAATATGCCAAGAATGGCAATTACAAGAGCTGTTGCATACCTACTGTTGACGGAAAGAGCATTTTAACAACTATGTCTAATAAGGGTAACAGGATTTTAGGTAGAGTTGACATTTGTAACTCAATTCAGAAGATTAGCGGCATATCAGTGCCTATTATCTTAGATGATTCTGAAAGCCTTAGTACGGATAATCAGAAGAAAGTTGCCGAAATGGTAAATAGCCAGTTAATCATGCTGATTGTTAATGATAGCGAGAAATTAGAGATTGTGGAGGGATAATATGAAACTTTATTTTTACAAATTGAATACAGATGAAAGACACGGAAAAGTAGGAATTACAGTGCAGGTTTGCGAAGCAGAAGAGAAACCTAAGACATACAAGTCTGTTGATAGAATTTTTCCAAACTACTTAAGTACAGCAAGAAAAGATGATGTTGGGCGAATAACTGATTTTGACCGCATGTTTCTTACAGAACCTAATTTTGAGTATGCCAAGGAGAAATTTAAGAAGCGGGCGGAATCAAGGATTGCACAGGCAAAAGAAAGGTTTGAAAGAGAAGAAATGGAATTGAAGATAATCGAAGAAAGCGAGGAAAGATGATGGGCGTAAAAGGGTATAAAGCATTTGACAAAGGAATGATATGCAGAGGTAAGCGGTACGAAGAAAATACTACTTATGAAGAAAGTGGAAATAAAATATGTGAAGCAGGTGTAATGCATTTCTGTGAAAACCCGTTTGATGTGCTGAATTATTATCCGCTTGTTGGTGAAAATGGTGACATTTCAGACTTTGCAGATGTTGAAGCTATTGGAGATATTTATAAAGAAAAGGATAAAACAGCTACAAATAAGCTCCATATTGGTGCAAAACTTGGGCTTAAAGGGTTTATTAAGGTTTGCGTAGATTTTACTATTGAAAAAACAAGAATTGAGCCTGCGAAAGATAACGAAACTGATAGCGGTGGATATTTCGCACAGATAGGTTCAAGTGGAGATTCCGCAAAGATAGGTTCAAGTGGAGATTTCGCACAGATAGGTTCAAGTGGATATTTCGCAAAGATAGGTTCAAGTGGATATTCCGCAAAGATAGGTTCAAGTGGAGATTCCGCAAAG